ATTTTTTAAGGATATTTTTTAAGGATATTTTTTAAGGATATTTTTAAGGATATTTTTTAAGGATATTTTTTAAGGATATTTTTAAGGATATTTTTTAAGGATATTTTTAAGGATATTTTAAGAAATTAGACTTGTCATAATTGCGAAACACATAGATGTTCGAGGGGACATTTCATTAATTGGATTAGATGCAAAGAATTGAATTAGAGTTTTAATATTATTAACATCATTACACTGACATAGATAGTGATAAACATTTCCCATATTGATCATTTTTGTTTTGTAAGTATTTACTTGAAGATTGCGCAATTGCGCCAAATGATATTGAATAATAGGAGGGAATTGCTTATCCATATCTTTATTCATTTTATACCTATTGTAGTTGGGATAATATATAGTAGTCGCTTTATAATAACTATATAAACTATCTTTAATAGTTGATATAATTGTATGTATAAGATATGTCGGATCTATTTTGTTATTGTTATTATCTAAAGGTAAATTAATATTAGGATTGTAATTTGCAATATAATCTTTGATTGTATAATCAGTCTTATTTTTCATATAAACAGAAAGAATATTCATCCAAATATTAGGATGACAAGGGTCTGTTTCTTCTCGATAATTAATAGCATCAGTAGAAATTTTATATAATTTAATTCCGCTTTCAACCATTTTTTTTACTATTAATCCGTAACTATATTGTGAAGTATTAATATGCACTAACGCTTCTTGCATATTATTAAATTGTAAGGGATATTTAACTCCTCGTTCAAATAATGAAGGGATAATAGATGCAATAATATCATTATCAATCAATAAATTACGATGCTTTGTATTGATATGAAATAACTCCATATAATCATTACCAAGTAGTCCGCTATAATCTACAATATGCTTATTTTCATGGTGAACAATAATAAACTCATACGCCATGTTTGGATCAAGATTTTGCACAAATAGATTTCTTAGTTTCAAAGAAATTTCTTCTGATGTTAGCGCGGATACTTCTTCAGCAGAAATATTCTCTTTAAATAATTTAAATAATATTTCATCGAACATATTACCATGTTTTTTTGTAGGATGTGAAAATTTTGAACTATTTGCGTCAGGACAACTTGAAGTTCCGAAAAACCATTCGTCTTTATAATTATAAACTGTAATGATTGTTCCATCATATGCTTCATATATCTTGTCATCTGGGGAATATATAGAATTAATATAATTATTACAATCAATCCTTTCGGGTGTTGAATTAGCATATGTAACAACAATATTATTATTTTCAAGACTAAAATCAAGAACTACGCTTCTACATTGCTCATATAATTCTTTAAAACTATCAATATTTTTTCGTAAATATGAATTATGAAGAAGAACAATATCGCTACGTCCCTTGAATTTTTTAACTTTCATAAAAGGCCAGAAATGATATTTCTTCAAAAGATAAATAAGGCAATTTGCATAACTATTATCACCTTTATTATCTTCTACGCATCCATCAATAACTTTGCGTTCTTCATAAATTTTAAATGTTTCTTCAATAAGTTGATATAGAGTGGTTGGAAATTGGATTGTTAAACTTTCGGAAGTCATTTTGATATCTTGGGTATAATTAAATATTACTACTTTCTTATATCAATTTTTATATATTTAATGTAAAAAAAAATAATTATTTTTTATAATATCTATCAAACATTTCTTGCCCTACCTGTTTATGTACATCATCGCTAGGTTTTTTATTTTTAACTATATCCTCTCGTTTTGATAAAAAATATTCAAAACGCTCATAATCAAATCCTTCCTCTCTTGTAATCATATCAAAAAGCATAGGATATCTATCCGCAAATGATTTAAAACGCTCTTCGTGTGTTTTAATATTATTAATAATATCATCATGCTTCATTTTATTCTTATTGTTCTGTATAAAAATCATAATATCTTGAACAATATTTCTAATTTCATTAGTATCTAAACCATCGCTAACAAAATCGGGGACGGTACCATCCAATTTTGCTTTTTTATTATTATTTCCATCATTTTCTAAATCTCTTTTTTTTTTAGAACTCATATATTAATAACTATAATATATAATATATATATTCTTTATATTAATTTTATTTCTTATATTGTATAAGGAATAAATAAAAAAATGAAGAATGAATTATTGTATTCAGAGTTAGATTATGGACCAAATGTAAAAGCACCAGAACCATTAAAAAATGCAGGATTATATACAGGTGATGTGTTGTTTGATAAAAAACCATGGGGTAATAATTATGTAATTCCTCGTATCGAACCAGATGCTGTAGCATATAGTTCACAATTTTACGCAAGTCACCATATTCCTTCTTATAATAGACCAGGAAATAATACCATAGATAGTGATTATTATAAAAAATATAATGTACAAGATACTGATAATAATTATAATGTTACTTGTCATACTAATAATGTATTAGGTTGAGGTTTCTTAATTAATTCTTTGTGTTTTTCTAGAAAGTCACATATATATTTGTATGTTTCATTAACTTGTTCAAAAGTAATACCTCCTGTTATTAATACACTCCCGCTTTCAAATAACGCACCTGTTACTTTTTTACAATCACCTATATTTTGTCCTGTACCCTTTCCATAGCAATATTTAGGACATGAACATATCCCATTTTTATTTTTATTATTAATATTCCAAAAGTATTCTAACTTTACACCTTGATAAATCCCAGGTTGAAAACTACACTTATTATTATGCTCATCATTAATAAATAATTTATGTATCTCTTTCCTTCTAATTTCAAAACCATTCTTAAAGTCAGGATCAGAATAAACTTTAAAATCAGTATTAATCATACGGATTTTAAAGTTTTGATACTTTAAATCTAAAATATAATCTGGTTCAACATTAACAATAATGTTTTTATCAATATTATTATATATTAATGTAATATCATTAATAATATGATTAACTATATGTTCAGTATCCTTAATATCTTTAATACCGGTTAGTTGAATATTACCATTTTTAAATATTTTAACATTAGGTATATATTTGTCATTAAACTTATATATAACAGTAACTTGATTATCAAATCTATTTTTTTTCATAGTATTTTTTTTACTTTTCCTTCTTTTTTTAGGATATACACCTTTTGATACATCTCCACCATTCTTCATAAATTGAACCCAAACAATTCCTTTATCAGTTCCTTCACAAATATTATCAATAATATTCATATTATCAAATAATAATCCAAGATTTATATTAATATCATTACCTATATTCGCGTTGCAAGTAATAGTTGAAATTCTATATGGAGAAAAGAATATATCACTCATCAATTATAATATTATAGTAAGTATTAGCACATATTTATATATATAAATGTCTTTATATCATTTTTTATATTTTTTGTGAAACTATTAAACTTAATTTATTATCAATAGAATTTTTATTTTTTTTAGTATTAATATTTTGATTATCTAATTTTATATGCATATTATCAGTAACATTTTTTAAATATGACGTATTTACAATTTCATAACTAAAGTTTGTAGATATCATAGGAGGGAGATTTAGAATATATGTCTTATCATTAGAATAATGTCCTTTACGAAACTCTTCTATTGTCATCGGTCCATTAAATATTTTTAGTAAAAATCTAGATGGTGCTGGACGAATAGGATGTGTAAATCCATAATGATGACTTAACATTTGTATTAAACTATTAATCTCCCATACTTTATCGCTACCGCAATGAGACGAGAAATTATAGGCATTTGCACATTCAAGAGAACAAAAATTTCCAAATAATACGTATGTATCTGTTTTAATATTATATTTATAAGGCATTCCATATGTCCTATTTTCTATAGGATGGCAACACCAGTAGCAATTATTATTCGAATTAAAGATCTCTTCTTTCTGCGAAATATTTAAAGAATATTCATTATTATTAGTACTATTATTAGCATCAAATATATTATTGTCTTGTATAGTGCTATAAGTACTATTTTCATTTATATAAAAACAATTTGGTTCATATGGTTCTGGAAACTCTGTGCATGTATTATTATCTGTTATATTAAGTTTATTTATATGTACACTTGATAAAGGTAACTGTAATATAATATCTTCATTATCAACTATTGATATATCTTTAATTATTGTATTCATTAAATTCTTTTTTTTCTTGGGTTCATTTATCTTATCATCAATTGCTTTCGCTTTACGAGGCATTATATGAAATTATAAGCGATGTCTTATATTAAGTATATATGCATTTATTATTTATATCTATTTATTTATCAAAATAGTCTTTAAAATATACAATATTTTTAATTATAGCATCATTAATTTGTTGGGATGGATTTTTATTGCTACTAGTTTCAAAAGTTATATCGTTTTTTGTTGATATACATTTCATTTTAATCTCCTTAATCTCATTATTTAGCAAATTTATAGTATCTATTAAATATTTAATTATATATCCTGATAATAATATTAATATTAAGACAAGTATATCCATTCTCTTTTTATTAAAGAGATATATAAAAATAATATTGAATGATTTCTAATAATTCCATATAAAATTACCACTACCTCCATTAATCGAAAAAACATTTATACTTCTTGAATAAATTATCAAATCAAATGTAATATCTTCTCTTCTTTTCGGATAATTTTCTTCTTTAGATTCAAATAATTCAAATAAATATTTGTATTCATTCTTATTCTTAATATTACTATCAATCGTAATATTAAGATTAGTATTAATCATTTGATTATTATATGATCCAGCGCTAACTATTTTTTCAGGAAAGAGAGAGAAAGAATAACAATATATACCTGTTCTTGGAACATTAGTATGGTATTGATAAGGTTGAATATTATTATAGTAATATGCGCTTTCATCTGATCTAATTATAGTGCTCGCCCATCTAATTTCGGCTTTCTCTAATATTCCCATATTTTCATTATATATATGAGACGCAGTATAGTTGTCATATATATTAAAATTATCTTCTATATCTGGTCTGCGCAAAACCCATACTAATTCTTTAATATGATCATTTGATATAATATTATCACTAGTTCCTGAATTATTCCGAATAGATACTAACCCTATCTTAGTTGTTTTCTTAACATAATCTACAACATATTTTACAATAGTTTCATTTAATGATGTATTTCTATGTTCACTCTCAAGTAATATATAATTAATATCTAAATGACAATTTATATAACTTTCATTATTTAGAAAATTACTAATATAGATATCTTCTTCTTCATTTTTAGATAATATATTATAAAAAGTTGGCGATACATATAGTTTATATTTATCAAACCATACTTGATATAATTTTTCAATATTTCTTAATTCTACTTCAACTGTTAATGTCTGAGTTTGCATCTTATATAATGGTAATGCTAAAGATGGATTTCGTGTAAACCAAAAATTTAATGGAACTTGTAATACTCTACCCCTTATTGAAGGATTATCCTTGTCATTTTTATTTGCTTCAGGATATGTTATATTTATTAATTTATTATTTCTAATAGTATATTTAGAACTATTATTAGTAGGACCGCAAAATTCTGGTATATTTCCTATTAATTTGTTATATTCAATACCATCTTTATTTGTTAGTTCATTCCATATATTCATCCAGTCACCATATATTGTATCTATTATTGTCCCATCGCCCTTTATTGATGCAGATAATATTATATTATTACCAATATTATTTATCCATCTAAATCTATGTTTATTTGTAGAATATATGTCAGGTAAATTAAAGCAAAAATACATATTACTTATCAAATCTCCATAACGTTTTATTTTGAATGTATATGTTTTTGTTTTATCTGTTTTTGCACTTAGGTCCCATGTTTCACCACCTTCTCTATCTATCTTTCTATTTTCCATAGAAAAGTTAACATGTCTATTATATACATATTTATAGTAATTGATACATGGATTTGCAATAATATACGAGTCCATCTGTCCTTTTAAAACTAATTGTGTTAAACCTCCACCCATATTAAGATATAATAAAGATACTTTAATATTATCTTATATATTAATAATATATAAGGTATTGTGTTCTTTTTTTTCTATTCATATTTATTTATAAAATTAAATAATTTATCATATGTTCTTTCTTCTTCAAATGAAGCAATAATATGAGGAGTTTTATTAGAATTATCAACAATAATTATTGTAGGGAAACTTGAAATATTTAATTCATTCACGCGTTCTAAATTTTCACTTCTATTATATTTTTTAAGAGTTACATTTAACCATTTAATATTATTTAGTTTTTCCCATATACCTGAATTATTGAATTCTATGCAATGACCGCAATTTTCCATATAATAATATTCTACACTATATCTTTTATTATCGCTATTAAAAAATCCTTCTATTGTTTGCTTATTCGAAATTAAAACTGCAAATATAAATATTATTGTAATAACAATAATATATTTAAACAAATCTTTGCCTTTAACTTTCCACATTTTTAACATTTTATTCTAACATAATGATATATAATAATAATTATGCATTCTAAATTATATTGTTTATAATTTCATAATTATTATTATATTTTTTAGAAATATGTTCTTTGACAACATCATTTTCATATGTAAATTTTATAAATGTATAAAAGTTATTCATTTTATTTGATATTATATTACTTAAAAAATCTTCAAACAAATCAGATTTAATTAATAATATTCTATAATCTAATTTGTCATAGTTAATATTTGTAATTCCATCAATTATATACACGCTGAACTCCTTATCTTCTAATAATTTTTTATACTCTATTAAATCATCATTACAAACAACAATTGTTCTATATATTAAATGCGTTCTATATAATTTTTCTAGTTCATCAACAAAATTATTTTTAAAATCTAATTTCATATGTATATAATGATAATATTATTATATATATTATAATATATATAATATTTATATATAAGATTATTAAATATATTTAGTATTATAATGGATGATAAAGTAATTAAAATACATCAATCTATTTTTCTAAATAGATATAATAATATTATTGTTCCTGAAAATATTTTAAATAAAGCAGAACAACTAAGAAAAAATTGCAATTGTTTTAATTCATTATATGATCCTAAAATGATATGGGAAAAAAAATTATTTAATAAAAAGGAAAAAAGCGGATTAAATGGTACAAATATGAATAATAAAAACAAAGTTCATATTATTATTCCTGATTTCTCAGATATTTCTAACACAAAGAGAACATTAGTTGGATATTTAAACAAATTAACTATTAAAAATAAGGAAATAATTTATGAAAAAATCAAGGAGGTTATAATTAACAATTCACCTGAAGAGGTATTTTTAATTATATGGTCATATATAAAATACTCTACTAGTGATAATTATATATATATAAAATTATTAGATTATTTTGATAAAGAATTTTTAGATAATATTATTGATAAATTATGGAAAAGTTATCTAAATAATAAAGAATGGATACCCCCAAAATATATATTTGATAATAATTTACTATTATTGAATAATGAATATGAATTATATTGCGATTATATTAAATGGAAGAGAGGAATACATAATATAAATATTTTGTGGATAAAATATAAAGGTGCAGATATTTCTTTATTATTAAATGATATATTTGATAATATGATTGAATGTATTAACAATCCGAATATACATAAATATATTATAGATATTTTTATGGAACAAATATTAAAAATTTTAAATAATCATAAGGATACTTCGATAATAAATAAAATAAAATTACTAGATATTAAAAACTTTGATAGTTCAACTAAATTTTTAATATATAATATTATAGAAAATAAATAATTTCTACTATTATAGTATAGAGAATAATGAAAGAGACCGACACTACTTTATCTTATTATAGTAGTATATTCATACAATTAATATTTGTATTATTACTTGTAATTATATGGAGTTATATATACAAATTAGAAAATATTGGTTGTGAATGCGCTGACCATAGCAACAGAGAGTTTATAAAGAATTTTACTGTAATCGCATTAGTATATTTCTTTATTACTGCATTTATATCTATTAAATCAATTGCTAAAAATATGGGTAATACAATTGTACAATTACTAGCATTTGGTACATTTGTATTCTTCCTAACATTCGTTGTATACATATATTATGCATTTGATTATGTTAAATTTTTAATGAATGAAAAATGCAAATGTTCAGAAGATTTACGACGTGATATTATTGCAATAGGGACTATAATATCTCTATTTTTATTCATAATATTATTATTTACTATAATAATAGTCCCTATATTAATAAGCACATTAACTAACTTATTTGCAAAAATTCAAGATTTTGAAAGCGAGGTTGAAGAAGTTATTAAAGATCCTGTAAAATCAATCAGAAGTTCACCTAGTAGATTACTTAAATCTACTAAGGATATTAATTCATTTGTAAAAAATACTGCATCTAAATTAACAAAGGGGAAAAAGAGACGTTAAATAAAAAATAAATATATCTATTCATTATTTTTAAAATATATATATGTAATATATATTACATATAATAAACTATGTTTTAGGAAATTTATTATTATCCCCTCCTTATTTTGATAGTTATTATTGTATTTAAAATAATATAATCTGTAAAAATAAAATATATAATTCAACATAATATTGCATCTAACGTGGTTTATTGTAAAACTTGTTTTGTTGTTTGTATTCTATTTTTATTCGAGGAGGAATTGTGTCCCACTTAAAATCTGCTGGAAAAATTGCAATACATAGATTCACTATTGTCGAATATAAACCCTTATTCGTATAAATAAGACCACCTTTGCGAAGGGGGTTTCTAACACGTTTTTTATCGTCAACCCCATTTCTTTTAATTTCTTCTAACCATTCCAAAAATACTTCACGATTATTGTAAATTTTTTTGTATATTTCGTATTTTCCCTGACTATTTATTTTCTTCTCTCTCGCCATTCTCATAATTTCCTTTTGTATATCTTCAGGTATGTTATGAAGGCGGTTAGTATCTTTTGCTGCTACAGCGGCTGTAAATGCAGCTCTTGGTGATACTGCTCTTGGTGATGTAGTTCTTGTTGCAGCTCTTGGTGATACAGCTCTTGGTGATGTAGCTCTTGTTGCAGCTCTTGGTGATACAGCTCTTGTTGCTGCTCTTGGTGATGTAGCTCTTGTTGCAGCTCTTGGTGATGTAGCTCTTGTTGCAGCTCTTGGTGATATTCCTGCGGCTTTTGATGATGAACTAGATGATGATTTACTTGGCATTTTCTTCTTCCTGTATTTAAAAAAGAAAAAATAATTTTCTACAATAATTTTAATATATAATATATTCTGTTTAAAATCTAACTCTTAAATTTCGCTATCATCTATGACAATTTCCTTAATATAAGGAGCGAGAATTTCATCTACAATTAGGTCAGCATTAAACTCATCATAACTCATAAATATTTTTAGAAGTTGCTCAGAAAATCCGGAAATCATCGCGGTTCCCTCTGTTTTGCAATTAACAGGAAATGATTCTTTATGAGATGAATTAAGATTCCAGAATATAAACTTAGGTGGTGTATAACCGACTGCTTTAAATTTTTTAACAATCGTTTTATATACTGTTTCTATAGATTTATTTTCTTTATCTACATTTGCCTCATCAAATTGCATATCAGTAAAGATAAATAATTTTCTAGGCATATCTTCATCCTTAATATTATTATCTAGACCATACTTAATAATACTCTCGCAACATTTAACAAAATCAGTATTATATCCAAAATCAACGTCAATTAATGATTTAAAGCAAGTATATAGAGATGGTTCAACTCCTTTTTCAGTATATTCTTTATACAATTCGTCGGGAATAAGAGATACTAATTCTGGTTTATCACTAAATGTAATAAACTTATTCTTAAACATTCCATTACAACACTGCGAAGTAATAATACCAAGTGAAATTGCTACTTGTGCAGGAATACTTCCGTTGCTTGCTGAAAACATAGACCCAGACAAATCAATAACTGCCAAAGAATTACCTAGAATACCACTATTTTTAACATTATCAACAATAGTCCTCCATTGTAATTCTATAGTTTCATTTTCAGTATATTCATCTTGAGTATTACGAAGATTAACATAATAATTTGCTAGTTCATGTGGAAGAATACCAGTAACATTAATCTTGGCACTTCCATCTCTTACCTTTGATAAATAATCAGAATATCTATCACCATCATGAATATTGAATGCTTTATGTAATCTTCTAGATGCAACACCTGGAACGCATTCATAATTAATCTTGTCCCATTCATTATTACACATCAGTTTCTCTACAATATTAATCTTTTTTCTAAGAGGCGCAATATATTCCTTTCTATATTTTTCCATTTTTTTATTATCATCTTTTCCATAAAGGATTGATGCAAGTTTCTTAGCAAAATGTTTGCGCGAATCATTCCTATCATTTTCGCTTGGTGCCCATTTAGCACATAGAGATATTTTATGAACATCATTCTCACTATTCAAGACTGCGATATCATCACGCAATTTGTCAGCAAACAAGGTTAATTCATAATTTTTACCGATCATTCCATTTCCACTATTCTCATAGCAAATATATAGTAAATCCTTCCATCTCCCATATTTATTAACATATGTAAGAATATTGCTCATATATGTATATGGTTTATTATCTCTTAACCATAACATACCCTGATTAGATACTGTTTTTTCCTTCTTCCCAGTCAACCTATCGCGTCCATTAAAAATAACAGCAACTGTTTTTACAGGACTAACACTCCAACATTTTTCAATATACTGATATTGTTGTTCCTTTGTAAGCGAACGCGTATACATCATAAAATAGTCGGTGATACAGTTTCCAGTAGTATCAAGAGCAATACCTCCATTTTCGGTAAGAGTGTATTTAGGAACGGTAGTTTGTTCAGTATTCATGATTATATTGTAATCCTTTGTATTAGTTAATAATACAATAACTACATGTATCAATTTTTATTTAAATTATATAAAATATATTCTAAATATAATACTATAAATGTTTTATTTACCCTGGAAGTCACAAACATCTAGAGTTCTTAATTGTAAATTAAATGATGATCACAATTCACTTAATAGTATTAGAGAATGGGTAATTAAGCAAGAACCATCTATTAATACATCAACATATTGGCGGTGTAAGGATTTACCACCAAATATAAATGAATTATTTAGTAATATTTCAAATAATAAAAAAATAATAAGGATGTTTAAAAGATTTTATGGGAATGATTACGCTGTTGATATTTTACAAGACATGGATGAAATATATGTGTCACCTCCTTTAAATAATAATATTAATTTTAAAAAAAATGCTTCAGATAATATTTTTTATACTAGACATATTGATGGACCATTCTTTTATATTCCATTTGCATCCTGCTATAGAGTTATTGTTGGTCTAGATGATAATAGAGATATAATGACAGTATTTAATATAATTCCTGAAACATATATAATAAAAACTGGAGATGTTATTGGATTTGATTTTCATAGAGAATGCCATTATATAACTCCAATTATTAGATATCGCGAAGATATAATAAATACTAAAAAATTTAGGGTAATTCTAAAAATGCATTATTGTGTATATCCTAGTTGGGCATTTGCATTTGGATTTATTCTTAGCAAACTTTCAATAATATATAATAAATTATTTAGAAATCTCTTTTTATTTACGTTAAAACCTCATAATAGATGTATTAAATATTTAGCGAATATTATGATAATATCTACAAAAGTATATCATGATATTGAATTCTATATAGGTAATAATAATATACAATTTATAATATTAATATATTGTATATCTATTAACATAAATTATTATATTTTTTTGTTTTGCAGTTCATTTATACATTATTTAAGATGGATAGATACATCTGAAAATAATATTGAAAAAAACATACTATTTAAAAGAGATTATTATTTTTATAAATTTATTTATATGCTTCAATTTTTACATATGTATCTTTCATATAAGACAAATAATCCTATTTTATATACTTCTATTATAGTTCCAGTAATATTTACATCATATGTTTCAAAATATACAGATATTATACCAAAAATTATTGAAATATACTTAATATTTGATATGATAAATAATATTTGCAACCTTGAATACTTAGAATATATATATTTATATATAAATATATTATTAAACTATATTCAGTTATGTAAACCAATATATTTGTAAATATATACATATATAATAGATGTTATTAAGATAATAAAGCATATTATATGGATATTAATATTAAAAGAATCAAATTAAATAATGGTATTAGAGTTATAATAGTACCATTAAAAACTAAATTAACATATATATCAGCAAATTTTTTATTAGGACAATATCAAGAAAAAAAATGTGATGCGGGAATAACTCACTATTGTGAACATTTACTTGCGAGGTTAACATCAGAAAAATATAAAAAATCATCATATATAAGCGATGAAATATATAGACGAGGTGGGATCACAAATGCAATTGTAAATAATTATGAAACTAGTATATATATATCAGGACTTTATGAAGATTTAGAATTTTATATGGATATATTATCAAATGCTATAAAAAAATTTCATATTGACAAAAATATGGAGAATGAAAAAGGGGTGATTATTCAAGAATATATGGGTTTTGTATCAAGTACAAATTATAAGTTCATATTTAATATTTTTAAGTTTCTATATCCTAAATATTCATATATTAAAGATTATAAAAATATGATATTAAATATAAAAAATTTTAATAATAAAAAGATAAATAAATACATTAAAGACCATTTAAATACTGATAATTTAATTTTAACAATAACTTGCCCTTCTTGCAAAATTACTGAGACTATTAAGAATGTAAAAAAATATTTTGGAATTATTAAATATAAACAATCGCTGTTTGTATATCCACCACTAAAGCATTATAATAATAATTTAGAAATAGTAAATATTCAAAATGATATTAGAAATATAAATAACTCTATAGTAATACATTTATCAAAGCAAATCTCTTATATTTCCGAGGAACATTTAATTTTACATTATATTCAAAGAATACTATTCAATTTTAATACTGGTATATTTTACAAAATACTTCGTAAAAAACTTGGTATTATTTACTATATTTCATTATCTATTAATATTGATAAATATAATTCAGAAATGTCATATTATAATATAATATCACAATGTCAAAGTAAAAATATGTCATTATTTATAGTAAATTTTTTACATATTTTTGATAATTATATCATAGAAGATGAAGACATAAATAATGCTAAAAAATATTTTAAATACTTGTATGAAAATAAAAAGTTTTTTAATTTAAATTCTTATAATGATGAATACAAGGATCAACTACTATTTAATAATGATATAATTAAGAATAGAGTTATTTATAAAAAAATAATGTCTATTAATCCTAGTAAAATAAAAGAATATTTCAAAAATATATTTGTAAAAGATATATTATCAAGACATATCCTATTCTATTATTCTAATAAAAATATTAATAAAACAATTGAACAGATATATAAAAAACATATACCTAATGCAGAATATAAAACATATTATATTAAATAATTTAAATTATTTTATCTTATTAGGATACCATATAAATACTAATTAAATGGATACATTTTATTTTAACATTTATTTATTACTTATTTTTACAGTAACAATAACATTTACAATTCTAAGATGTGTATTTAATATACATACATTAGATATATTCTTTTACCCAAATGATGCAAATAATATTATTGAAAATAAAATATATTTATTTACTCATATTTTAGTTAACTTTTTACTAGGGTTTATATTTGGATTTAATATTATCTTGGGGATGTTTATAAAAATATTAATATTTGAAGTATATCTTCATTTAACAGAACACTGTGATATTTTTTACGTATCAAAAATATCTAATTTAATAGTAATAGTTTTAATATCATTAATAAGTTATACTTTTGGAAGTGTAGTTAACAAAGCATTATCAAAATTATAAAATAATAATTATAAATATGGAAAGTATATATAGAATGTCTACAAAATATACTAAAAAAGTTTAAAATAAAACAAAGGTTATATCGAAATTATTTGGAAATTAAAGAAGATAAATCTCCAAAATTATTTTCACAATCTAAATCATCATTTTTTTATTAATTATATCACCGATGTTTTCTGAGCATGATTTGAAATTAATTACATTTCGCATCGGACATCTGAATTCAAATTTTTCCTCATTCATAATTCCATCAGTTTTGCTAGTTTCTAATTGTGTTTCAAAGTATTTGAATATGCAATTATCATGCGCTATCGAACATATCTTTCCTGTATTTGTAGAATTATTTATATATACTTTAACAACTCTATCCCTGTTCTCTAACTCAGATAGACAGACACAACAATTATTATTATTATTATTATCATGCGTGAAATTACAAATAGTGAATGGAAGATTTTCAATATTCCATTTAAAGTGTTTGAATAACATCTTATTAATACGTTTAAATACCTCGCTATTATAGTTATAGTTTCCGCATGTATAATCGTCGCAGTAACTTCTCATACAAAATTGAGTTTTAAACTCGACAATATCATTCATAATGATGCTTGAAATTTTCTGTTTATTTACAATACTCATTCTATCGATAATTGTTCCTGTGTTATTAGACATAACAACACCATATTTATTCAAGATAAATATATTAGAGAGCATATCAATTTTAAAGAATGGGGGAAGTGCATTAAATCTTTTAGGAATAATTATATCAAAATCAAAGGATATATCAACACCACTATGCACAAACGGAATTCTCCCTATCGTGATTTTATAGTTGATTTTCTTATGCATATTTATTGGAATGCTAAAATAGGAATTTTCACGCGTTACTGTTATATCTGACGATGAAACATTTGCATATCCGCCATTTGCATTAAATATATTTCCGATTGCAACAAGAAAATTAGAAACATCTTCTTCTTTATACATACAAATATCCATATCTTCAGCAACAAGAGTGCGTGCGATAGTTTCGGGTTGATAAAATTTATTCCAAAACTTATGAATATTATAGTTATATCCATTAGAACTGTTATATATATCCTTGTAGTGGTTGCTAATAATCATGTCTCTGACAAACCCACCAAAGATAATACCATTATTTTCAAATACAATATTCTTGATTTCTTCGAACAAAAGATATTTAATGCGGTTAGGGGTGAAGTTGATTTTGACAAATTCCATAGTAATTACTTGACTTGAGTTGAAGATGACAAAGAGTTCTTTTGTATTCAAATCCAATAACAAAGGTGAGTTGCGAGGTTTCCTGCACTATATGACAATTGACTTTCGTGACTTTCGTGACTTTCGTGACTTTCGTGACTTTCGTGACTTTCGACAATCAACTAATGCTTGTTTCTACTATATTTACTTAGAAACATTTAATCATTTTTTATAATTATCATAAAAAAATAATACAAATTTATTCTTAATAAAATTATCCAATATCATTCTCTATTTTTGCACGTGAATATGCATACATTACCTTCTCAGCAGTATCAATAGGGAGAATATAATCTTTAGCACCATAGAACTCTGGATTTTTACGCGAACTTCTATTAACTAATGTTCTAAGAGCATTAATATCATGTAGTTCATATTGAAGACGAAATGAATTATCATTATTATCTGTGAATATAAAAAATATTGACGGTTTAATCTTATTTATACCGTCAGGTATATAGAAACTATTAGGATATTTAAAAGATATGTCAAAAACACCTGAACTATCTATAGTATGTATGTTTGGTGTATTTTCAAATGCAATTTCATAATTTGGGAAAGGAAGACCTGAACCAGAGTAATTACTCATTCTATCTATGGGATTTGGTGCAATTATTATTATATTATTATATATTAACTTATTTTTAACTAAACCTTTTATATTTATTGAAGAATAATCTTTACTATAAACAACATTAAAATCAGTATATTCATCACTAAATATCATTTTAAAATTAAATATATATCTCTATATTTTAGATATGTTTTATTTTCCTATTATCTAATCTAAAATATTATTTAGGTAATATTAAAATAAAACATAATTTAAATACTTTCATCATCTTCATCTTCATCTTCATCTTCATCTTCACTATTAAATACATAAATATTATTATTATAATCTTCTTTCTTTTTTTTATTTTCTTCTTCTGGAGCATCATCAAAAATTATATTAGCATCATTTAAACTATTTATAGTAAATATATTGACTCTATTATAAGCATTAATCAAAGTATCCGATATTTCTTTGTTAATAATTAGAATCTTGCATTGTTCTGCATTATATTTATGAACAATATCAACTTTTCCTGATTGATAATCTCTAATAGATACAGCAATAATGTCTCCTGCTTCAATTAATACGCGTTTATTGAAACGTCGCATAGACCCTCTAATTACACCAACTGCTTCTTTGCCATTATCACATAAAACAAGAACCCTACAATTTCCTAATAACTTAATTACATATGCATATACTTCATATTCGCTATCTATATTATAATTATTATTAGAAACTTTATTAAATTGACTCTTTTTCTTCTTATTTCTAATGCTTGTTTGGTACATTAATATATATTTATATATATATTCTTATATTAGTCTTATATTATTTATTTTCATCACATATATATTTTTCTTTTGAGCGAAGATATATGTTTCTTTTATATTTATTATGGATAATATACTTATATTTATCATAATGAACGGGTTTATTGTTAATATCATTAATTGATATAGTTTGTGACGTATAAAATGTAGAATTGTATAGTATTCTTAGATCTGGGGCGCTATAACATTTCATAATAGGTAGTCGTTGCTGTCTTTCATTTTGTGAAATAATTCCATTTGCATAATTTAGATAATTTGATGTTATTACAAATAAAGCAACAAATCGCGTATTCATAATTTTATTATTAAATAGTTTATATTTATATAAGTTTATATATCAATTTTTATATGATAAAGAACATAAAATATATTTATGTTCTTTAGAAGGTAACTATAATATTATGCAAACAAATGATAATATATGTTCAAGAATTCTAACTCCAAAGCAGGTTGGTCCAATTTGTTGGTTTATGGCAACTTTTGTCGCTATGTTTTACAGTCAGCGTAGTAGAAAAATATTATTAGAAGCATCTAAAAGTTGGAATAAAAAAAATATCCTATTTGAAACATTACATAACATATTAAATGATAAATATTTAAAAGTTGGCAGTAGAGATAGCGAGAATTATAAGAAATTTAGTGATAATACATTTATAAATATATTGTCATACTTAAATATTGAAAATAAAAGGTTTTTTCCATATGACCCTAAAACTGTTTCAGGAGGGTTTTATCCAGAGTTTTATATAGGCAAACTATATAAATTATTAAATGTAGATTATAAAATATTTGATTATTATATTAAAGATAATACGTTAGTATATTCATATTTAAACGAAGAATATAATATACTAAGTTATACAATTAAAAAGAAGCGTGTAGAGTTTGACTTTGATTTTGCAAGTTTAATAGGGAAAATTCAAAAATGTCCAGAAAATAACTATGCTCCTCCTATATTAATTATTAAAGTAAACGATAGAAGAACAGATATGTTTTATAATACTATTTTACGAAATAATATTATTAATGATGTAGCGACAAAAGATTCTCTAAAATCTATGCGTGAACAAATATATTATAATGGGAAAGAATATAACTTAGATTCTGTAATATTAATTAATTGGAACATTAATAAATATAATGGGCATGCAATAGCAGGGATAACATGTAAAAAGAAAAAATATATTTATAATGGTTGGACAAGAACAAGTATGGATCCTGTAATGGCAAACAAAATAATTACTAGAAAAATTCCTTGCGAACTTATGAAATATAATTGGAAAATAATTAAAAATAATGATTTTTGTTTAAATACAGCAAAATGTATTCCTGAAATATTAAAAAAGAAATTAAAAATAAAAGATGTCTGCTTTAATTTTAGCAAAGGAAGAAAACTATTAATATATGTTTGCAAAGATGCTAAACCAGACACTTCTATTGACAGTGATACAAATCCCATAAAATCACCTATCAAACAACCTAAGAAATCACCTAAAAAATGCCCTGAAGGTAAAGTATTAAATCCTAAAACAGGACGTTGTATATTGATAAAAAGTACTGTAAATAAACCTAGAGTAATTCCGAAATCACCTAAAAAATGCCCTGAAGGTAAAGTATTAAATCCTAAAACAGGACGTTGTATATTGATAAAAAGTACTGTAAATAAAAAGTAATTAGAATGTTATAAATAATATATATTTAAAATTTATTATAATTTTATGTATTTAATATATACATAGCATCTCCCCAACCATGAACTGTCATATTAGTCATTATACGTTTAAAATTATATTGCTCTAAAAAATTATCAATTTCATCAATTTTCGCACAATTAATATATAATTCTTTAGAATTAACTTCTAATAATAGAACCTTTGCGTGCTGGATAGATTTAGTTGCACCTTTAAGAGCTAAAAGTTCTGCGCCCTGAATATCAAAATTCCAAATATCATATTTAGAAGCATCTAAATTATTTCTTTCAAAGAAGGTATCAATTGTAATACTTTTTAGATATATTTTATCAACAAATGTAATCCAAGGATGTTCTATCTGGTGAGTTCCAAACTCAAATATACTTGAAGATGCCACTCTTCCTGAGTTACAGTCATCAGAAATGTTGAATCCAACTTCTTCATCGTCTTTGTCTGTTATAAGAGCATTAAATACATTAGGTATTCCTTTAGATCTTGATTCGTTGACCTTTGAAAGAACAGCTTCAACCCATATAATATCTTCATTTTTTATACCTAGATTATTATATAAATCTATCTCTTCGCAATCATGTGCCCCTACATGAAAACATCCATTAAGTTTAATTTTTTTAGATGATAAAATATTTTTAATATCTTCTAAATCAAAATCACACATATTGAAAAACTTATATTATATAATATAATGCATAATCATTATATACTTTTAATATTATAGTAATATAGAATATCATTAAATGAGTAAAAAATTTAATGATGCACTATGTATTCGCAATACTGGAACATGGGGAAAAATTAAACCTGAACATAAGTTTGATTCATCAAAGTTTAATAAAGAGACAGTTTTAAATGACATTCCAAAATTTTCACCAAAAATAGATGAAATGATAAAAAAAATTAATGAACTTGATGCACAAGATATGGCGAATGATAATAAATATTATAAACACGTTATATATAGTGATGTTGCGGGGGTTTATGGTGCTAAAATGGTTGCATCATCTTTAATCGCTAATGATTTCTCTCTTGTATATTCAAATAAGTTTTCTTTAAGACAGGATATTGTAGATAAAAATAAAACTTTTGGACTTCTAACTACATCAACTGTATATAAAAAATCTCTTACAACTGGATTAAAAAAGAAGATGATGACGTATATGAATGAACGACCATCAAATATTAACGGAGAAAATATGCGAATAATAATATTAGATTCTGGATATAAGGAAGGTTTAGATGTTTTTGATGTTAAATATATGCATATCTTAGAACCTTTAATTACAAAAGCAGAACATACACAGGTTGTCGGAAGAGGGACACGATATTGCGGTCAATCAGGGTTACCATTTATTCCAAATGTAGGATGGACACTAAATATTTATAGATATAATATAAAGTATGACACAGATATAACTGTTCATGATTTATATCTTAAACATAGTAATAAAAACATAAGTGCATTTAATTTTACAGTCGATATAGAGGCAATAATGATTGCTTCTGCGGTTGATACACCTCTTACAGAAAATTTACATACGCTAAGAGAAAAGAATAATCGTTTCTATGATTTATTAATGATTAAAAATAATAAGAGTGATAAACCTAAACGCAAAGATTATATTCAAGTAGTTAATAATATTCGTGGAAAAATATATAATAATGATGATATGATAGATTGTAAGAAAAAATGTCATGGTGTACTAGAAGATTTTCCATCAGCAAATGCGCTGCTTATTATTGCAGTTGTATTTATAATAGAAAAGGTTGATCGACGCTTTGATAATATTAATGTTGTAAATAAAAAAAATTATTTTGGAAATATTAAAAATAAAATTAATAATATTAAAGATAGTGATCTAATTACCTATTTAAATAATAAAAATCCTAAACCTTTATTATGCAATATTATAGATAAAAATCAAAATTTTTGTGATACTATAAATAAATTATGGATGAATCCTATTAATTTTCTTAAATTATATGGAGATGATATTATTGATAAATTAAATCATTATAAAAAAGAAAATATTATTAATGATAAAAACTATGCTGATGCTATGAGATTTATTACTGACTATAGAAATAAATTAATAAATAAAAAACCAGTATTTATACCTGAACCTCCAAAAACTAAATTAAATAATATAGAATTATATAAATATGTTGAGAAACATTACGCTTCTTATAAATGGAATAATATAGATATAGTTAATAAATGCATTATTACAGATGATGATCTAGAAAAAGAGAAGGATAAAAAAGAATATAAACTTGTAACATTTTCAAATACGCAAAACTTTGTTCAAAAGTTTTTAACACCTCAATCACCTTATAAAGGTATGTTATTATATCATAGTGTAGGTTCAGGGAAAACATGTACTGCTATTTCAACTGCAACAAATACTTTTGATAGAGAAGGATACAAGATATTATGGGTAACAAGACATACATTAAAGGAAGATATATGGAAAAATATGTTTGATAACATTTGCAATATAATAATTCAAGAACGCTTAAAGAATGGTGAGATATTACCGTCAACTAAAGCGAAACGCATGGAGTTTTTAGGGAAAAATTGGTTACAACCTATATCTTATAAGCAATTTACTAATCTTATAAAGGGTAAAAATAAATATTATAAGGAAATGGTTGAGTTAAATGGAATCCAAGACCCATTTAGAAAAACACTAATAATAATTGATGAAATACATAAAATATATAGTTCATCATTATCGCCATTAGAAAAACCAAATCCAGAAGTTCTTCAAAATATGATACAAAATTCATATAAGGTGTCTGGTAAAGATTCACTTAAATTATTACTTATGACTGCTACTCCTATTACAGATGACCAAATGAGTTCTATAAAAATACTCAACTTATTATTAGAAGAAATTGAAAATTTTCCTGAAGATTTTGAAAAATTTAAAACTATGTTCTGTAATGAGAATGGATTATTTACAGACGAAGGTTCACATGAGTTTATGAATAGAGTTTCAGGATTAATAAGTTATATTGATAGAACAAGTGACCGTAGTCAATTTGCTTATCCAGTAATAAATGATATATTAATTGATGTTAATAGACAGCATAATAATGACAACGGATTAAGCGAACTTAATAAAAATATTAAAGAATATGAAAATAGATTGGATGACCAAAGTTTAAATAAAGAAGAAATAATTGAAATAAAGAAAAATATAAAAAAATTAAAAAAAGATAAAAAACTTGCTAATAAATTAAATGATGAACCGAAAGATATTATTGATTTTATAAATAATTGTTTTGTAAAGAAACAACCAATAAAGAACCCGCGTGTTAACAAAAAACCACGTGTTAACAAAAAGGCAAAAAACAATACAGGTAGAAATGACAGTTTTGTCTAATTGTTGCGCGCGTTTTAATGAATATAAGAATTATAGAAAAATATATATAGATATGTATATATTATATTCAGTAGTTATATCAACACTAATCTTTGCTGTCTATCAATATATTGATAGTTTAAATCGGGATAATAGCGTACAACCTTATGATATTAATAAAGATTTATTAACAATAAATAATATTATGATATATGTGTTATTAGTATCAACAATATTCTTTATAATTTATATGGCATTTAGCGATGATGTAGATATATTTTCTTCACTTGGTGTATTTGATAATGACAATAATTTATATGAAATAAAAAAAACAAATGTAAATCCTAGTATTTTTAGAAATACTACATTTCCTATGAAAATGGGATTTGAACCTTATAATAGCGGAGGGTCTAAAAGTAATTCGGGATCAGATCAATCATCTGTTGCTTCTTCTGAATGTTCAGGAGAGAGCGAATAATTAATCGCTATTTTTTAACAAGTTTTGGGTCAACTTTAAGAACTGTTAAAATACGTTTATATAATAAAGGTGAAAAGTTAGTAACAGAACAATTTTCATATTCTTTAATAATTTTTTCTTGAATTCCTAACATACGTGCAAGTTCTGTTTGATTTAAACCAAGGGCATTTCTCGCTCTTGAAATTGCTTGCGCTTGTTCAAGTTTTATTTTATTTAACGCAGGTATATCATCATTATTTAATCTCTTAAATTCCTTATTACCCATAGGTTTTTCAGTTGTATGATATGCATCTTTTTTTTGTGCATTTATATTATTTTTACTCCTAATAACAACAGGTTCCCAATCTTGATAGGAGGAATTCATAATATATATATATATTGATGATATTTTTATATATAATTTTATTTGATTATATCAATATTACAATCTTTATACTTTCATAATATGAAAGCAAGATATATTAATACGTGTAATCAAAAATTTTATATATCTTCACTAAGCATATAATTAAATATATATATATATAGAGAAGATATATATATATGCCAACAAAAGCATTAAAAAGTTGTATTGAAGGAAAAGAGAGAAATCCAATAACCAAAAGATGTGTTAGAAAATGTAAAATTAATCGTGTAAGAGATATTAAAACATTTAAATGTATTAAAGACCCACTAAATCATGTTGTCAATCCTATAACAGAAAGATATGTTAAGAGTACCTATTTAAAAAATATTGAAAAAAAACAACAGCGAATATTGCTAACTATTAGAAAAACCCATAAATCACCTTTACCCAAATCATCATCTCACAACGCATCTTCTAAAAAATCATCATCTCATAATTCATTAATATCTAATTCATCATCGCGTCTTGCGTCTAATGGATCATCAATCCGTCAATCATTATCATCAATCCGTCAATCATTATCATCTCCTAAATTATTATTATCAAAAAGTTCAGAAGAAAAAAAAGGCAGTATTAATAGTTCAAATAGCGCTAAAAAACTATCTAGAACCCCATCTTATAATTCAAGTTCGCGTGTTTTTTCAACTGATGTATTGAAAAACATTAAAGTTAAGAAAATTCAAAATTTTCTTAGAGATAAACTAACAACAAACAAAAATACTTTAATAAATCGCATAAATCGTTACAATTTACTTAAACCAAAACTATCATTATTAAAAGATGATGATTGTTTAGAAGTTAAAATTTTTAATGGCACGCTTGGGTATACTATTCGAAATATTATAAATCTTGAAAAACTAATAGGTAGCAAAAGTAAATACGGTACAATATATTTAACAAGTATTCCAAATTTATTAGGTATATATCCTATTGCAACAAAGGTAATGAAGTATGATTCTGATAATGTAAGAGAGGTTGATATTATGACTTTTATAACAAATAAAATAATTTTAAAGAAACTTTCAAGACATTTTCTTATGATATATAGCAGTAGCAATTGTATCAAAAAAACTCAAAAAATACCATTAAAGATAAGATTAATTAGCGTTAATGAACTTGCAGACGGAGACCTTAAAATGCTTATTACGATTCGTGATGTTTTAGAAGATGATGAATTAATGTTTAACTTATTATTTCAAACATACATATCCGTCGCTACATTTCAAAATCTTGTAAAGTTTGTTCACAAGGATGCGCATTTTGGAAACTTTTTATATCAAAAAAATAATGAAGTAGGATATTATCATTATACTTTTAATGGTACAAATTATTACTTAAAAAGTTGTAAGTATAATATCATTATATTTGATTATGGTTTTGCAGAAAGGATTGAAGAACAAGATATTGCTACTATAAATGCAGACTATTTTCAAATAACACATGCATTTATGAATAAAAAAACAGGTTGGGGAAATTATAAAGATTTACCAAAAGATAACACAAATAAAACAATTTTTGAAATTTCAACTAAAATATATGAGATGTCTAAAAAATCATATCAACCTACTTCGCGTAGATCCCCTTTACAAAGAAGCTTATTTATAGATATAATAGAAAATATATTCTTAAAATATACTCCAAAAGATATGTTTATTACACAGCGTCCAGCAAATATCCTAAATGAAATTCCTTTTAGAATTGAATAAATAATTCTTAATGTTACAAAGGACGTTGATATATTGTAAATATAGAAGGGTTTGTTGATAATATTTTTCTATCAAGAAAGTTTTTACTACCAACAGGCAGATGTTTCCCACTCTCTCTCACATATTGATACTCACTTTTTATTTTCTTAATAATTAACTTAATAGCGTTTGGATTTCCTGATAATTTAATCCAATTTATATTTAAATAATCATCAATTTCAATATCTACCCAATGTTTCATCCTTACTTCTAATAATTTAATTGCTGTCGGATTTGTATTACCAGATAAAGCATCCCAATCTATTCTTTTTTAATATCTTTCTTCATATAATAAATCAATTGCATTAGGATTACTTGATAATTTTTCCCAATTTATTTTTTCATTTTTTTCTAAATCATAATATTCTTGTGGAGATAATTTGTTCTCTAATTTTACTTTTTTTCTTAATAAATCTATAGCATTAGTATTGCTTGATAAATTATACCAAATAAGTTTTTCTGAATTTTGATCTTCTTTATATTCTTTTTCTAATATTCCAATTGCACCTGGATTTTCACATAAAACAGACCATTTAAGTTTTTTTGAATTTTGATCTTCTTTATATTCTTTTTCTAATATTCCAATTGCACCTGGATTTTCACATAAAACAGACCATTTAAGTTTTTCTGAATTTTGATCTTCTTTATATTCTTTTTCTAATATTCTAATTGCTTTTGGATTTCCACATAAAGCATACCAATCAAGTTTTTCTGAATTGGGATTTGTTTTATATTCCTTTTTTAATATTCTAATTGCTTCTGGATTTCCACATAAAACAGACCAATCAAGTTTATTTGGATTTTTTTTATATTCTTCTTTCAATATTTTAATCGCTTTTGGGTTTCCAGATAAAACGGACCAATCAAGTTTTTCTGGGTTTTTTTTGTATTCTTCAGTTAATATTCCAATTGCTTTTAGATTTCCAGATAAAAAAGTCCAATCAAGTTTATTTGGATTATTATTATATTCTTCTTTTAATATTCCAATAGCTCTTGGGTTATCTGATAGAGCGCTCCAATCAAGTTTGTCTGAATTATTGTCATCGTCATATATTTTTTTTAAGAAAGATATAACTGCTCGGTTTTTATTCTTTGCTAAATTATGATAAAACATTTTTAATTCTTTTTTATCACCGTATCTTCTTATTATTTCTTTAATAACAGTTTGTATTAATGGATATATATGAGGATTTAGTGCTAAATATACAGGTTCTTTTGCAATTACTTCAAAAGGAAATTTTTTAATATCATTTCTTAATTCATATTGAATAATTTCGCTATATTGCTCTAAAATTTCACGAGTTACATCATCGTTTAATTTTAAATTAGAAGGAATAAGAAATGGTAATGCCATTTTTTTGATATGTTTAGTTCTTATACTATCAGAACTTACAGGACTTTTAGAACTTACAGGACTTTTAGAACTTACAGGACTTTTAGAACTTTTTAGCATTTTATTCTATATTATTATAATAATAAAATTATATAATTGTAGAAAAAATCAATCTAGATAAATATTCATGCATTATCATTATCTGTAATTATATTATAATAAAATCTTTTATTTAAAGAATAATAACAAGAAGGTTTAAACTTTCTACCAAATAAACTTTTGCTTCTCAATAAATGGTTTAACTCATCTTCACTAATATTTTTATAATTTTTTAATTCTCTTTCAGATGCATATTTATAATTCATATCCTCCCAATTTGCAAATGTCGTTGCAACTTCAGGTGGTGAAGTATATGATGTTGATATTATTTCTTTAGATAATAAGTCAGTCCCATTCTTATTATAAATATAAGATAAATATGATATATAACATAATTCATCAGGAGCATAAGTATCTTTAAACCATTTTAAATAGTTGTTAACACTATCATGACTTTCTGATCCTTTTATTAATAATTTGCTATGTGGTCTATTAATAATGCACCATTGAGACGCTTTATTAATATATATTTTTGGAATATATTTTAAGACAACCTCACAATCTGGAAAACAATCATCAGGGTCAGCAATATGAAAATATGAATATTTTACATCAAGATAATTATAAATATAATTAAAAGATTTTAGAGGTATACAAGAACCTGATAAAAATATAAAATGTTTATTATTTTTATCTTTTAATGCCTCTTTAATTAAGATATTCTGGGCTTTTACAATAGATATATCTGCGTATTTAGTATTTATAATTTTTTTTTTATTTAACTTGTAATCATTAAAAAATTCCAACCTATCATCAGTTTTATAATGAATATATATATTATATTTATTTTTACTAATTCCATTAAAGAACTTAAACCAAATATTTTCGTGATTAATTATGTCATATAATAAAAAGAGGAATGCAATCTTATTCATAATATAATCCAAATGTTAATACTAATTAACTATAAATATATTAACAACAAATATATTTATATAGGAAAAATAAGTGTTCACGCTGGGACTCGAACCCAGAATCTTCGCTTCATAAGAGCGACGCCCTAACCAATTAGGCCACGCGAACATTTGTAGTGGATATTATTCTCATTTCCACTACATACTATATAATATAAGTATTTCTTATATCATTTTATTATTTTCATATTTTACAACCTTTTTTAATTGGATTAATATGAATTGCATATTCATTAGTATTGATTGATTCTAACAAATCACTATCTAATCTATTAGAAAAAGCATTTGCATTTTCTGGCATTTTTGTTATACTACAATTATCAAAAACAGGTGTCGTCTGATATACTTTTCCTATATTTCCACTATTTCTAGCAGCTATACTATTTTCAAAAGGTTTCTTTGTGCTCATTTCAATTTCTGATGGATCTGTATTAATATTAACATTACCAGGATTAGGTGTATATCCTGCACTTATCATAATACCTTCACGAGTCCCATCAATCTCAGCATTTTCTTCTGCAGTTCTATCCATTTGTCTAAATTCACCTCTTGAACCTGCTATTCCATATTCGTTAGTATCAGATAAAAATTGTTTGTGAGTATTTTTAAGATCTACATTAGCACTCAAATAACCTCCAAATAACCCTTCTAATATTCCTCCTAAAAACCCATATTCTGATTTACCTTTAATTGTCGTCTCCTTTATAGTTTTTTTAGCAATTTCGTCAGGATTATATAATGTTACCTTATATGTTGTTCCGCCAATATTGCGAATACTATCTATTTTTGGTAATGTTTGTCGTAAAGTCTTCTTTGCTTCATCGTCATCAAATAATATATATCCTTCTGTCTTATCACCTTTAATATTCGCTACATTTGTATCATGTATCATAGTTTCTTTAACAGTAGTCTTAGCGGTATCATTTAAAGCAGAATATGTTTCCTTATTTCCAGATAAATTTGTTAATTCACTATCGTGTATTGTTGTTTCTTTAACAGTAGTCTTTGCATTATCATTTAAAGCAGAATATGTTTCTTTATTACCCGATAAATTTGTTAATTCACTATCATGTATTGTTGTTTCTTTAACGGTAGTTTTCATAATATGGTTATCCGGATCATATGTTGTTGCTTTATTTGGGATTTGGATACTTGGATTACCAACAGCACGTTCAGATTCTACTGTATATTCTTTCATAGTATATTTAAGTACATCTAAAATAGGCGCTGCGATTGCTTTGATAATTGACGAAACATTTGATACTACTGTTCTTGTTCCTGTAATATTGCGTTCATTATCATATATCATTATATTACTTTTACCATAATCATTTTCAACACCTTGTCCTGGAGAGTTAATTCCATATTGCGCAGATCCCTTATAATCAACATGAAATTCTGGACGAGCGGTTGGTTTAATATTTTGTGATGGTCTATTAGTTTCTTTTATGATTGCACCAGTTGTTTTTAACCACATATCAGGGGTTACTTCATAATTTGTATCAGGGCGATTTTTATTAAAAGGTGTAATAATACTACGCTGAACGGTCCCTTTTGGAGGTCCTTTTATAGGTAATTCAAAATATGATTGCTTTTGATTAATTTTACTTCTTAAATCATCTAAATTACGGGGTTTAGCATAATCAGCTGTATCCATTTGATGAAAACCTCCTGTAGGTGTAGAGTCAAACCCTTTATTTATACCAGGACCAACCCTAATTTTTTCTATTGGGAAAAAATTATTAACACGCGATGAATTATTTATTCTAGACTTTAAAAAATCATCATTATTTTTCATACTACATACATTTCCACCCATATTCATTTCAGGTTTAAATAAACACGGCACTTCCTTTTTATTTTGCCAAAATTGATTATTTCCTGTCTTGCTATCAAATACAGAAGACATATTTTCTACATTAGTATTTTGTGTAACATTTTTTCTTAAAAATGGTGTCATATTGTTATGCGAAAAATCCCCTTTATTAATATTTTCTCCCGACAAAGATGAAATAAAATTATTATTTACATTCTCTATAGAGTCATTTTCAGAATCAATACGAGCGAACATATCTGAATATGCGGGTTTTGCAACTATCCCCGTCTCATATGGTGTTTTCGCCTGTTCATATAATTTATTGCTCCTTTTTTGTTCGTCTTCTTTGACTTTTTCCCAATATTTAGAACTATAAATATTGTTCATCGATGGGATGTCGTTGTCATTTGAATATAAATTCATTATTAACCTCTAATGAATATAGGAAAAAAAATAGTAAATATATTATGTATAATTATTGATATAAGTATAATTTATTTATAACACATATATAAAATTATAATGAGTTTAGAACAATTAGTTGATAATGAGAGAACAGATAAAAACACAGTTCATTCATATCTTCCACTCTATCAAGAATTATTAAAAAGTAAAAAAGAGACTGCACAAAATGTGTTAGAGGTTGGTATTTATAAAGGGGGGAGTATAAAATTGTGGAGTGATTTTTTTACTAATGCGACTATATATGGATTAGATGATGGAACAGATATTATAAGTATTAATGATACTTTGGAAGACCTTAAAAATAAAAACAATATAAAATTATATTTATCGTATGATGCATATGACGAAGGTGTTTTTAAACTTAATTTTTTGGATAAAGATGTAAAATTTGACTTACTACTAGATGATGGTCCACATTCATTAGAAAGTATGATTAAGTTTATTAAATTATATTCACAAATAATGACAGATGATGGTATTCTAATAATTGAAGACGTTCAAGAATATGAATGGATTGAAATATTAAAATATGTGGTTCCTGATCATTTAAAGAAATATATAAAAGTATATGATTTACGCAAAAATAAAAACCGTTGGGATGATATTGTATTTTCTATAGATAAATGTAATATTTAAAAAAATAACTTATTAACGATATTCTATTATTATAGAGATAATTTATTTAATTCTTACATTTTACACTAGGATACATAGTACCGTATGGGTATCCCGGTGAATATGCCAAATTATCCTTTGATTTATTTTTCCATTCATCTAAGTTTGTTATTAACTTAGAACTATTATCTTTTGGAAGAAATACAGATTGGTCTTCCGGTAATTCAATAATAGGTACATGATTATCTTTTGCAACCATCCTATAATTCACGGGAACTCTATCGAATGCTTCTATAGCACGTTCTTGCGGATCAAAACATAACCATTCCCATCTATTTATTCCTGTTTCCTTTAAAGTACAAGGAGGATTTGATAAACGCGTATCCTCTCTAGGTATTATACAAGAGCGTGGTTTATCAGCACCTTTAATATGACAACCGGTTGATTGATATATACCAGGTAAATATTCGTATGCATTACATTTAGTATTTTTATAATTTAATCCAAGAAGTTCACTAGAATCATCTACTGCCTTCTTCATACTGCAAGTATTTTGTCCGTAATTTTGATATATTAGAGCGGGATCGTTGGGAACATCTTGGAAACATTCTTCGCAATCATTATATGGAGTTTCAAGTTGATATAACCCCGGTCCAACAGACCTTTTCAATTGTTCTTTATAACTACAACTATCATAATTTAACCTAGTATCTATATATTGGTTCATATCTAATAAAATAATATATTATTTTATACATAAATAAATAGATATGCTTATATTATCATTAATTGCAAGTAAATTATATAGTGAAAGCTTTGATAATTATTATGCAATTAATAATGATATTGATGAAAATAAAATTGTAAAATATGATATAATAAGTGCATTATATCTTCGTATGTTGGGTTATAACTCAAATTATTATTATAGATGGGGGATTATTGATAATATATATATTGTATTATTATATATTTTAACATTTCTAATATCTATTTTAGCTGCTTATTTATCCTTTACTTGCAATTGGAAAGGTATGATTAATAGTATTTTTATTAAATTATTATTTGCATTTGTTGCATTTATGCTAGGACCAATTTATCTAATTTGGTTTTTTCTTGTTAATTACTTAGGTAAATTTTGCTAATATAAAAAATAAAAATTAATAATTAAATTGCTATTAGCGATTAACTGCACTTATTATAATTTATTTTTGGAGGCAGAGGAACTTCTCTATACATTATCGATTGGCATGCAGGAAGATGAAGCATTGTTGTATCTATAGGAGGTGTTTTATCATTTTTAATTATTCCATCATTTGTTGGAACATATTGATTAGTCCCACACTTAGAAATAAATCTAGTTTGTCCTCTTAATTCACTATCTAAATCTACTAAATTCCCTTGAACATGTGATACTGCGGTACCACCAATAAATCCTAATTGATGTCTGCATTTATCTACATGTTCATATCTATAGGGGGAAAGTAAATAACTTAATGTACTTACGTTTTCTTGTAATTCTTGCTTGTATGAACAAGTATCGTATGTTGTTCTATTAAAACTCATATTATCTTCTATTATATAATATTTTTTTATTATATAGAAACATTTTTATTACGCCCAACCCAATTGCAATTTTTATTAAATTCAGCGCGATGTATATATGATCGAGTATCTTCTCCGCCATTTGTCCATACAGGAACTATATTATCAGGATCTTGAATATCTTTCATAAAATCTAATAAAGGAATAAAATTATTCATCTCTTTTTCCATAATTTGTTTTTTACATTTAAAAGGATTTGTATCGGTCCCTTCAATTAAATTTAATTCTTCTCCTATATTGCCAACGCCACATCTTAAACTAGGACCAGATGTAAATATTCTATTATTTAATTGTATTCTACAGCGATCTTGTGTCATAGCATCTGGATTATTGCGAAGCATAGAATCATTATCAATAAGACAATCGTCCGCTAATCCATATCCTGGACGTCCACGTAAATTAGGATGTTCTAAATAACTTTCTGTCATTCTAACATTAGGATTTACACAATCGACAAAATTATTAGGATATAAATTATATTCATACATTTTATTATTATTTAAATCTTTTGCGGTTTTCCAACAATTATCAGAACATATACTTGTTGATGTATCAAACTTATTATTATTCATTATCTATTTGTAAATAATAAATAAAAAAATTATTTATTATCTTTAATATAATTTATTGTTTCTTTTTTTTGTAATAAATCGTAATTTATATCAAACTTTATAGTATCGTATTCTTGAACATACTTTTTAGATAATTTATGATTTTTATATTCATGTATCTTCCATTCATTATTATTGCTACTTACTCCGATAGTTTCATCTATTTTATTGTCTAACTTGCATATCTTATTAAATGTTTCATTTAATTCTTCTATCTCTTCTATATCGCCTATTGCTTTTATTTTATCATTATCAACTATATTATTTACTTTCTTAACCTTATAATGTAATAGGTTCTCTTCACCTTTTAAATTTTTATCATAATCCTTGTATTCTAATTCACTCATAGAAACACCATTACATGTTTCAATATTATATGTTATCGTTGTAGATTTTTTCATTATATAGAATATTTATTTACATATTATTTATATAATGTAGACCATAATTTTAAAATACTTAAAGGAAGATATAATGAACTTGAAAAAATAATATATATATCTTTTCCCGGTGAACAAATAGTCTAAACAACAATTTATCTAACAAAAACTATTATTAGAGTAAAAATTATTCAATACTTTTAATTGCTTATTAGTATACTGTTGAAAACAATTTTTCCTTAATGGTAGTTTATTTTCTAAAAATAAGTTGTCTTCATGAACCCAATCATTTAATTCGCGTCTATCAACAATACAAGACTGACCACCACCGCAAGGACACATACATTTTTCAGATAGCATTAGTATCTTCTTTGTAATGTTATCTATTAACAAATAGATTAATCTATCAATTTTTATTTTTTATATATATTATTAGAGATATGAAACCTAAAGAATTAAAGGATACATCTAATATAATAAAGGTTCCGATGAGATATTTACCAAAAATATTAGATAATAATGATAAGAATAAGCAATTAAATATGTTAATAAAATCACAACAATTATATAAAAAAGGGGTATATTATACAAGAGATAAGGTTGCATCTTTTAAAAATAAAAAGTCAAATCATATAGCAAATGCTCGCAAAATATACAAGGTTAAAAACATAGCAGTTACAAAAGAACTAGCGGAAAGAACAGGGTGTAAATTAGATGTTCTTAAAAAAATTGTTAGGAAGGGCGAGGGTGCATACTTTTCTTCAGGATCCAGACCAAATCAAACAGCACAATCATGGGGTTTAGCGAGATTGGCGAGTGCTTTAACATCAGGAAAAGCAGCTGCAGTAGATTATAATATTATAAGAGATGGTTGTGATCATAAGAAGAAGGCATTTATATTAGCGAATAAATCAAAGAAAAAATATAAATCAGGGCATACAAAAGCAAAAAAAGTAGCAATTATACCTAAGAACAATCTTTAATATTTACAGATAATGCATTTAATAAACAATTATCAAACATTGTAATTCTATTATTATCATTCCATTTATCTGAGTTGCAAAAATTATTATGTATTTCAATATTTTCGAATTTACTTTTATAAATGATATCTTTGTTAAAGCAATTGGGACAACCTAATATTATAATAATTTTATATTTTAATTGCGGATATTTATCACATAATACCCTATTTAAACTTTCAGCATCTTCTATATCACTTTTAATTTCATTATATTTTCCATTATGTTCACTGTGATGCATCTTCAAATGCCCTTTTCTAATGAAACAAATATATTCACCATTTGTCTCACACTCTTTTAAAATTGTAAGTAATCTATTGCATCTCCTATTATATTTTTCTTTATCAAGAAAAAATGTATTTTTGTCATGAAAATCATGAAAAAAAAATACGTCTTGTTCGTTGATTCTACTTTCATTCAAAGGGTCAGTAAAATGTTTAAAATCACAATCTATACATTTAGATACACCATTATAAGAAACACTCCAATCAAATGGGAGCGACATCTTTCGTAAATTATATCTTTTCAAAAAATCTACAACATCACAATCAATACCGATAGGAACATAAATCATATGTAATTATATTTATTTATATTTATTTATATTTATTTATATTTATTTATTGTTTATATAAATATGAATAAAATAAATAATATTTAAAAATGCGCTGATCTTCTTAAATCATTAAATTTAATATCATAACATTTAAGATTATTTTCTTTACACGAAGGTCCATTATTATATAACCAATTTCCTAATTTTTCTCTTTTATTTGGTATTGTTGTTGATGGCATAGTGTAAAATTGACGTGGTAATAATGATTTATTATATAAGTCATCGGTATCTCTAAAAACATTTTCACTAAAATACTTATCAATATTTTTGCTTATTTTTGAGTTTTCTATAGAACATGCAGAGAACATATTATTATCTTCATCATATTTGCCATTCAAAATATTTAGATTCATAAATGGATTTTCTTTTGTTGGTTTAATACACTTTTTATTATTTATAATATCAAGATTATTTTCATTTAAATATTTTTCTATTTGTCTATTTTTTTCATACTGGTAATTATATATAATTATCGATATTATCATAATTATCAATACAAATAAAATATATTTAGAATCGTTAAAAACCAAGGTAAAAATAATTCCTAAAAATAATAATCCTCTTATTATAGAATTTAATTTTTCCTCAAAAGTCATATTAATATCTGGAATTAATACAGGTAATGTTAATATATTTAAATTATCTAACCAAAACATTATTTTTTGTTCTTATTCTAATATCTATATTATTTTAAATTATTCACTCTCTTTTCTTTTTGCGAGTTTTGATTTTAATTTATTAACTGTTGCCATTTTTTTAAGGGCAGATTTATTAATAGTCTGTCTAGTACCACCTTTTTGATTATTCATATTTCCCATCATATTTTTGAACATATCCATACCTTCCTTATTATTCATCATAGATGACATCATATTCATCATAGACGCCATATCAGGTTCATTCGTTTTCTGTCCTTCTTGTCCTCCTGATTTTTTAGAACCTCCTTGACCATTCTGATTTCCAAATAATCCGGGCATAGTTGATGCAAACTTAATAGCATCTTGAAGAAGATTCTCCTGTTTTAATTCACCAGTAGAGATTTTGTTTGCCATCTTTCTGCTAACATTAGAAATAAGTTCGCTAAATCCACTATCAGGGTCGCCTATTGCTTTTAGAATATCACCATTATCACCGATTGATTTTTGCAATTTTTCAACATCAACATCTTCTAATATTTCCTTTGCAAGTTTTCCTAGCATAGTATCTTCCATATGAGACATATCTATCCCCCCTGTTTCTTTATTTTTCTTTGTTTTAAGATCATTTAATCTTTCAATTACTTTTCTATGTAATTCATTAGTAATAGTATCTAAATCAATCTCATTCTTAGTATCTTGTAGAACAGATAAATATATTTTAACATTATCATCGCTTAATTCATTCATAAATAAATAAAATACAGAGAGAAAATGATGACATAGAAAATCATCATTAAGTAGTTTCCTAACAGATGAAACCGAAATATTTTTATATATACAAACATCTTTTACATCATCTAATAGAAACCAATCATTTGAATCACTAATATTTTCAATATTAATATAGGAAGTCCAAAAAGTTTCTGAAATATTTTTTACATATATAATATATTCATCAGATGATTTATCTAGTGTAATATAATTTTCTTTAATAGTTTTAATTATACTCTTTCCAAAAGCATAATCATCCCCTTTTTCATCTTCTCTCATGCCTTTCGCAGATAACTTGATACGCTTTATTAAATCAATATAATATTGATTAAATATAAACTGATTTGACATTTAATAACCCTTATAAAATATATTATAATATTTCCTTATATATATTTAATTAAATGAATTAGAGTAATTAAAACTTTTGCGCATCCCTTATTCTTTTTAATTCTTCTATTGATTGAGTATTCTTCTCATTTTTCATAGATGAATCATCTTTATTAGTATTAATAGGGATACCATCGCTAATATTGCTATCATTTGTTATAAAATCCCATTTATAATTTTTATCATTTAATTCTTTTGTTTCATCTTCTATTATTGAAAAATTGTCAGAGAATGAACTAGTATTTAAAGCAAATGCTAAAGGTTCTCCATCATTTGCGCTTACATTTGCAAGTGGTATAATATTATCTCCATTTATTCCGATAGTATCACCTCCAGCACTTTCAGAAAGTGTTTTCTCTATTCGTGTACTTTGCGTACTACATAAAATACCTCTACCTGGTAATAACAAGTGGTCCAATACTGCTTTACCAAATAATATTTCTTTACTAGGTAATATCATAAACGCAGGAACAGAATGTATTTTACTTTCAATATTCATATTTTTATTACGCAGATCATCAATAGAAACAAGTTTAATTGTTTTTTCCTTATCATATCTTTTAATATTTTCCAACAACATCTTACAATGATTGCAAAAAATACTATAAAATAATATCATTATTCATATAATTATAAAAATAAATTTCCTTTATATACTAATATAGTATAATTATCATTCTAAATAATTATTCAATATTATTCAATATTATTCAATATTATTCAATATTATTCAATATTATTCAATATTATTCAATATTATTCAACTTTTTCAAATATGCACCAACGGTTGAAAGAACTGAACCTTTTTAGATCTTTATTTTCATCTTTATCAAGTTCTATTATAGATTTGTAGAGATTTTCCTTAGTTTCTTTTAACTCATCTATATTATTCTTGAATTCTTTGAAAGTTTCAGAAAACAATTCGCTATTTTTGATATTTAGTCCGAATTCTTTACATTTTTCTATTAAAAATTTTAATGATACAATATATTCAGGAATCAATTTATTTGTAGTTTCGATAAAAACATTTATTTGTTTATTATATGGTGATATTTCATTTTTATCATAACATCTTATTATTGCCCATATAGGTTCCCCTCTATCTTCCTTCCTCTTTGATAATTTTTTGAAACCTTCTATTTTATCACCTCCGTTGTTTTCAATATCTGCTTCAATTTTTTCACCATCCATAAAAGTACAGAAAAATACGCCACCTATATTTAGTAGTTGACTAACGTTTAATAAAAATCCATCCAACATTTGTTCATTTTTAAAGAAATAGTGAATTCCAAACATACATGAACATACGTCAAAACCATTTATTCCTCTCCCTATAATTTTATTAAATTGTGTTTCATTTTTCTTATTACCTTTATTAAATACCATTTTTAATATATTATAACTTTCCTTATCATCTCGTGTTTGATCATCACTTATTGAACACTCCCCAGTATTTATTGATTTGCAACAATCCCCGACCGCAAATACCATATCAGGAAATAGCATATTATTATTGTTTTTCATATTTAGAAAGAATCTCTTACGTTCTCTTAATAATCGCGCATATGCTCCATGATTCGGACTATATATGTTATTTTTAACTAAATCAACCCCAAGAACAAATTTATATTCATTCTTAATCCATCTGTTAAGGTCTCCACCTTGTCCACACGCTAATTCAACTATAGACCTCTTTTTTTCCGGTTTTGAATGAAGCATGTCTTTTATTCCATGGTTATGAAATACTAACATTTGATGAGATAATCTTGCTTCTTTCTGCATACTTCTGGAATAATAAATATCATTTGAACTTAATTCTACAATATCCATATTATTAATAATACGCTCATTTCCTATAATATTATTTTGAGATATCGGGTTATGTATTGATCTCCATATATTACTTGCAGTACTGAAATCATTTAATGTTTTTGATAAAACACCTTGTCTATATATACGTGTCTTATCTTCCCTAACTCTCATAGGTTTCCATCGTAATGAAGGGTTAATCTCTGTACTATCATAATTAAACTCTACAATAATTTCGTCTTCTATTTTATCTCCGTTATCACATCTAATCTCTTTGTTAGGTAATAATTTAATTAATGATTTTTCAATCCCTTTTTCATAATAATATTCTGGCATAAACAATCGACAAACATATTTTTCTCTTTCTTTAATTTCATTCTTAAACTGATAAAACTTATAAATATAATTAAAAACATCTTTCATAGTGTAGTTTTCTATCTGTGAAGCATTATAACCTACATATAATTTAAATTCAACATAATTAACAGTATCAATCGTAATAATATCTCCTTTTTTAACTAAAAAATCTATGCTATTTTGCTCAGGAGGTTTCCATTTTAAAACTTTATCCCAACCAAGTTTATCTGTTAATGGTTCTGGTTTATTTGCATAATTAGATAATACAGCAAGTTTTGCAGGAGTAAATATTAAACCGTCTATTTCATATGGAAATATTGATGTTGTTAGTATATTTTTACAATCATTTAATATATCATTAGAATATAAATGATCTTTCACAATATAATCAATCGCATGTTCATTTTTTCTGCTTGCTAATAATTTTTCTGTTTTTAATAAATAATTATATCTACTTTGAGAACTTCCGGAAGATTCATTATCATTACTATTTGCAATTAATGGGAGCTGTGTTATTTTAGTTCCATTATAATAATACATGTCAAATGATGCATATAGTCCTACAGAAGAATTATCTCGGCGTTTATTACACGCTATATATTCTCCATCAATAAGTGAATTATATAATTCACTAGGACTTTTAAGACCTGTGTCAATAACTTGATGTGTATTATTAATTAAATATACTCCTCCTATGCTATTTATATACATTAATAACCTTTCGCCATCTGCTTTTTCAGTTACTGTATATTCAGATAAAATACTTGAAATACCGTACCCATTTTCATAATCACTAGGATTCAACATATTCATTCTCTCAAGTGTAAAAGGTTTTGGAGTTAATAAAGGTGGTTTTTTATCATCATATCTTCTTGTTAATATATCATTCTTAACCAGATTACCATAATCTTTTATAACTTCTGCTTGTTGATCTTTAGAAATTATAAAAGTATTTAAATATAGAGCTTGCTCCATTTTAATAATTGATGGAATTATATTATCTTTATCAGTATTTGTTATATCTATATAAAACTCATATTTTTGTGTTTTATTAATTATTTTAGATTTATTCAACGCCATATGATAATCTTTATCTGTCGCTTCATAATAATCATTATCTGGTGATTTAGTAATATTAACTATATATTTAACCTTTGTCTTACTATCAGTATAACTAATACATTTATTGATTTTGAAATATTTACGCATGTTATCCCAGTTTATTACGGGATTTTTGTCCGTTTCTATTTTTGATTTCTTAATGTTTAAAAATATTAAATTAGAATCAAATAATGTATTAACATTATCTTTCGATACTACGCTATTTTTATACCAACAAATATAATTTTCATTATATTTATAAGTATTATTATTACAATAATATAATATTTTCTTAGCACTCTTAATAGTTAATAAGTAATCATTAGAATATACATGTAAAATTTGAGGTTCCTCTTCTTTAATATAACCCTCACTAGTCATTATATTTACAAAATTATAATAGTTGTCTTCAGACCATATGTCTGAATTTCCAACTTCAACTTTAATAATATTTTCAATATTTTCATCTGTATTCAATAATATATTATCTATAATTTTGAAGATAGCATCATCTTTTGATATTTCCATATTATCTATATTATCTAATAAATAAAGATATTATAGATTTATATATCATTTTTTATATAAATAAAAAAAATGATATATTCATATAGATAAATTACATTTATTGAAATGTCAAAAATGTTTCTGCCTATCAAATTTAACACTACAATTATATTAACACCAAATGAATTAAATAAAACTTTTGAAAATACTATTTTAACAAAAATTAAAGCAACACTCGAGAACAGTTGCAGTAAGCACGGATATATTAAAAAAGATAGTATTAAAATAATCAAAAGATCTCCGGGATATATCAAAGAATCGCATTTCAATGGTAATATTGCGTATGACTTAAATTGTATTGCAGAAATTTGCAACCCCGCTCAAGATTCTATCGTTAAATGTATTGTTAAAGCAAAAAATAATCTTGGATTACTTGCAATCGGCAAATATGAAGATATGTCTATTTTAGAAGTAATAATCCCTAAAATAACTTCCGGAATACTTTCAGATGTTAATATTGACAATATTAACATAGGCGATGAAATAAATGTTATTGTTTGTGGAAAAAAATTTACTTTGTATGATAAAATGATCTCAATTATCGGTAGAATTATTAAAGACAAATATAATGACGATGTAAGCATTATTGAAGAAGAAGAAGATGATAGTCCTTCAATAGATGAAGAAGAAGATGAACAATTATCATATATTGATGACGAATTAATTGATGGTGACCTTTATGAAGATGATGAGGATGAAGAACCTGATAATGTGCGAAAAATTATTATTGATGATGATATTGTAAAAAGCAAAGGGGGTGAATTTAATATATTTGATGATGAAGAAGAAGATGAAAATGATGAAGAATTAGAAGATGAATTAGAAGAAGATGAGGATGTCGAAGATGATTTATATGAGGATTTAGAAGAAGATGACGGACATTATTTAAGTGATGGTTATGATTAATTATGATTATTTCATCCTAAAATAAAAATATAATAATTTTGTTATTCATCTTTTTATTCTATATAATAAAAAAACTTAATGAATATTCTAATTATAATAAGACTATTCTCGCTATAATGGGGAAATTATTATCTTGCCAATTTTCAGAAGTTTTATGCACACCTCCTAAAATAGCAAATGGTTTTATCCATCCTGTTTTAATTATTCTTTCTTTATGTTCTTTATAGTTTCTCCATATATTTGAATCCCCTTCTATTTCTATCAATATTTCATCCTCATCAAATTGAATATTATAACCTTCTAAATCTAAAGGTACATATTCCCAATTCCATTCTAGTTTTTCAAAGACATACATCCATTGTGCTTCAATTTTCCTTCGAAATTGAATACCTCTTATACCTATAGTTGTAATCTCATTATTATTTGACATCATTTTTTTATTTTATATATTATAAATAATGCATATATCAATTTTTATTCTTCTTCTTAATATGGACAATTATTCAATATCATTTTAATGGTAGTGAGTTTTTCTTCTTTAAATTATATAATATTAATTCATTCTCTTTTCATTTGGTTAAATTATAAAATTTTATATATAAAAAAATAACCTATTGATATTTATATTTATAATGAATAAAATTGAATTATGTAAAACAATACAAACTAATGTTTCTAAATTAACAGATAATGAAAATTTAGAATTATTTAAAATAATATTAGAAGCAAATGCAAATTATACTAAAAATAATAATGGGGTATTTTTAAATCTTAATTGGATTGACGAAGACTTACTTAATAAAATTAATAATTATATTATTTTTTGTATTAAATCACAAAATGAAATTTCAAAATATGAATTAATGAAAACATTACTTAATGACAGTATTAATACAAAAGAAATTAATAGTGACATAGAAAATAATTTAAGTGTTGATAATGATACCACCGAAATAAAGACTATTGTAGCGTTAAATGATGGACATGTCAATATATGCAATCAAAAGCAAAAATTTTCTTCAAGTATGAAATTTTATTTATTGAAAAAGAAATTTATGAAGCAAAATAATATTAGCAATATTTGCTTAGAAAATGAATTAACATATGAAGATTATTTAATTACATAAAAAAATGATATATATATATTACTAAATAAATATATGAAATGATAGATATTCTCTACAATAAATTAAAAGCGTCTAATGATATTTTATCTATAGAATGGAAAGATATTAATCCAAATATTTATGATAAGCATTCGCAATTTTCAAATATTAAAGAAACAAATTTAGCAATAAATACAATTGAAAAAGCAATAATAACTAATACTGATGATGTAGTTGTGCAAAAAAATACAAAGAAAGATAAAAAAGAGATTGTTAAAGTATTAAATAAGCATCAACCTGTAATATCTAAAAAAAAAGATGAGACTATTAAACCACTAGATATTATCATTAATGAAACAACATCTTTTAATAATTCTACAGAATACATAAAAGAAACTCTAGTTAAAATGATATCTACTGATGAGTTCGCAAAGATATTTGGACTTACAAAATGTGCTGAAATAATGTCAGGAATAGTAAATAATAGATGGAATAAATCTACAGCACTATTTATATCTTTCTTACTAGATAAGGAGGTTTATTATAATGAAAAATTATTAATATACAATAAAGAAAAAAATAGAGGAAGAATCACAATAGCAAAATTATAATTTAGGTTTATATAGGGGATATAATATTAGTTTATTTTTATTAAGTAATATATTAGCAATATAACTGCATAATAATGTTCTGTTTTTTATGTATGTTTTTGGTGGTTTTGGTGTATCGAGCTCTTTCAATAATATGGTGTGATCTTCATCTTTAAATGTGTCACAAACCCTCCCAGTTTTTTTACCATTACCTGTTGTAAATAATTTCAATACATATTTATTTTTAGAGCGTACTATAATACCCCATCCAGTTTTTTCCTTTGTCATATCAGGTGGAATATAAACATTATTATATATGCGATTTGAAAAATACTCTTTTATATATTGCGGACGTGGATTTTGCTCATTCTTAATATTCATATTATAAAGTTTAATATTCTTTTTAATATTTATTTTTTGTATCTCATCAATATACTTTAAATATTCTGGATAATTTTTATATTTTTTAATAATTTTTTTATCATCTAGTTTATATTGAAAATAGATATTATCATCTTCAATATTATCATTAAACATATTTATATATCCTATATATTTATTATCATTATCTTCGTAAGAAGGAATATCTTCGCTTTTAATTAATACTCCTTGTTTATATAAGCAATCACTTATAAAAACAATATTTTTATCAAAATTATCACTTATATTGTCAGGGAATGATTTTAAAATATAATCTATTAATGCTTTAAAATCTATAGAATTTATTTTTAAATACAAGGATATTGTAGTCTTATTAATATCATTATAATCAATATCATTTCCTAACTTATCAATTATAATTTGAATTAATTTTTTACTCTCATCTATATTAACACCATCACTTTTACTATCTTTAATATTATCACTAGTAATTTGTTTTTTATTATTCAAATTTTCAATTGTTTTTATTAATATATCATTATTATATCTTATGATTTTATGTTTTTTATAATTTTCAATTTGACTTATTAATAAACCATTTTTATATCTTCTAATATACTTATTATTAATAAATATATTAGGATATATTATATTTTTAATGGCGTACATTAATATATCATTTTCAATTTTGAATCCAATATTATTTTTAAGCATTTCAAAATCAATATAAATATTATTATTTTTATCATTAATATTATTAATTATATTTCTAATATTATTTTTAATAGTTACCAAAAGGTGTTTATAAATTTCACTACGAAAACCACGTGTATCTGTTTTAACATCTTCATCTGTATTAACATTACATTTAGGTTCATTTTTTTCTTCGTCACCATATTGATATTTAATAAGAGCACCTTGTGATGTTTCAATATTTACATTATCTAATTTAAAAATATTTTTTGGAAAATAATTAATATTTTTCATTAAATAACAATCTACAGCATTATCCATAATAATTTTATCAATCTTCTTACTTTCAATATATTTTCTTGTTGATATTCTAAAAGCATTTATATCTATACTCTCTCTATTCTCATCATCATTAATGCTTGCATGCATAAATACAGAAACATTCCTATTTTCAATATTTAGTCTATTATGTCTGCAATTACGAATACCGCGACCAATAATTTGGTCTGATCTATTAAAATGATACCATGGTTCTATTAAATGTATTTCTCGTGTATTATAAAAACTTAACCCTTCACTCGCTACTGGCGTTATAAGTATCACTTTAATTTTAGAACCGTTATAATTACTGTCACTATTAATTATCTTTATTAAATCATCTATTTTAGTATTTCCCATATATTCTTTTTTATCACTTGTAAGAATGCAATATTTTGGATTGCGAATACCTTCGTATTTTGGTGGATTTTCTACAAGATTTGCATTTTTTAATATATTATTTGTTCCCTCCCGAGTATATCCTAAGTGTTCTAGGCAAATTGCCATAGGAATTATTCCAGATAATAAAAAACGTGAATATATTACAACAATTCCATTTGAATTACGAATAAAATTGCAAACATTCAAAAATTTTCCTGAATATTTTCCTAAATGTTCTTCATCTGGCATTAAAGCATCTTTATATTTTTCAAAATATTTTAATTCTATAGGGTCTGTTTCTTTTGTTTTACTAAAAAAATTATAAAATCCCTTAATACCTATATCATCACCATACACAATATTCATAGGTTGTAATAATTTCATATTATTATTTTGTTTTTCATCATCATCATCATCATCATCTATATCATTATCATCGCCTAAATTTAAATTTTCAAGTTTATCTATTAGTATCTTCTGTGCTTTTCCCAATTTTGAAATTACAATATCATCATCTATATTTTTAAACCATTTGAGATTTTCTTTATTTATCTTTTTATTACTTGGGTCTTTTAATGGGGCATTTTCTAATACTTTAATCCCACTATCACTGGGATTTAATTTTAAAGCAAATGTAAAAGGGTTTTTGCCTTTTAGATATGAAATATAGGTATTAGACAATTTTTTAATAAGGTTGATAACATTAATATCATCAATATTAAATGATTTATTATTATTGAATATTTTTTTATTATCATTTATAATATTAAATCTCTTATCATTTATAATTAATAATTTTAAAAGTTCTAATATATCCCTTGGTTCATTATACATAGGGGTTGCAGATAATAATATTAATCTATTATTAACACCATTTTTAAGACATTTCATTAATTCTATATAGGTATCCTTAACTTTTTTATTAGTACTTCTAATATTATGCGCTTCATCTATTATAATAACCTTATTCTCTACATTTTTATTAGTATAATTATCTTTAATAAATTTGGCAAATCTATCATATGTAAAAATTTCATAGCGACTTTTTAATATTGCTTTAAGTTCACTTTTAAGTTTTTCTCTATATTCTTTTTTGTCTTTCCCATCTTTATTAAATGTTGATTTGTAAATATTTAACAATTTAATATAATTATGATCTGTACATTGATTAGATAGATTTTCAAATGTATCAAAATCATCAATATTAAATACTTGGGATTTGAAACTATTCTTTAATGATTGTGGCATTATTACCCAAATCATCGCTTCAGATGTTGTTTGAGAACTTAATAGTGCCTCAGATATAGTTATTGCAGAGCATGTTTTACCTACTCCGACTCCATGATATAATAAAACACTCTTATATGGTGTTCTATATGATATATATTGACTTATAAAATGCTGATATAACATTTTATCAAACTTTCCACATAACTTATTAGATACTTCATCAAAATCCTTGACATTATTTATTATAGGGAAATCTGGTATTTTGTGAATTAAAAACTCTTTATTATTAGATATTTTAGATGTAAACTCAGGATCATCTAAATCAGGATAATATAATGAAAACTCTTTATCTTGTGAAGATGATTTATCTGTATTTACAGATTGTATAGATGATGATAAAGATTTACTAGAAGTTCTTTCTGATATTTTATCTTTATCTGGTGATACAGATTTTTTATGAGGTACCAATTTTTTTATAGGATCTTTTGCAGGTCTTCCAGGTTTTCCTTTGTTTATTTTGATGCATTTAAATTTTTCATCTCGCATCATTCCTTCTTTACATTTATTAATACATCTTCTTGTATTAGGATTCCTTTCTTTCCCTTCAGGACATTTTGATTCAACATTATTATTTTTATTCATTAATGCTTTCCTATTTTAATTAAAGAAGATTTAAAATAATAACGTTTCTTTAATAATATTATGAACCTTCATGAAAATTTCTATCCTTTCTGTATTATGATATTTAATATGAGACAATACCTCATTATATGATAACCATTTAACATCTCTTACCTCCCTTACTTGCTCTAAACAGTTATTATCTACAAATATTTTTGATTTTTCTTTTACATTTTTTGCAATATAATAAACGTGTTTATACAATATATTATTAGTTCCAAAAAATATTTCTTGAAATGGATTTATATCCTTTATTATTTGAATATCATCTTTGAATAATTGCGTTTCTTCACAAAATTCCCTAACAGCACAATCAACATCACTCTCTCTAATTTTTTTACGACCTTTTGGAAAACCCCACTCTTGTTCTAAATAATTACATTTAATCTTATTTGATTTTAATAAATTTTTAAAGTTAATATTGTTGATCACATATTCAAATTTTGATTTAGATTCAATATATTCCTTAGTATGCTTAAAATTATGTTGTAATGTTTGACACCATGTATAATTCCAAATATTATCAAAAGTATTCTCTAATATCATTATCTTTTCATTCTCAGTCATATAGTCAATTAATTGTTTAATATAATTAAAGTCACTCTGATTATATTTTCCTCTAACAAATTCCATAAAAGACAAACTATCTTTGCGCTGTATCATAATATATTTTATTTCTCCATTTTCAATCTTATAGCAAATAATACCAAAACTCATTATAGGATGCAGGCAATCTTTGTACAAATGCCCGTTGATACCACAATTTCTGCATATTTGTGGTCTAAAATAACCACTACGTTTAGTATCATCTTCTTTTTTTTTCATAATTATAAATTAAAACATTACATTATAATATTGATGATTTCTTAAATATTTTTATTTTTTTATACTATAATATAAATGACAACAATACAATATTTTCCTAGTTTACGAGATTATACATATAAAACATCCATTTCAAGAAATGGAATAAGAAAAAACTTAGCGGACTTTCTTTACGAATGGAAAAGTGAAGATGACGCGTCCGATTACTTTGATTTGAGAGGTAGCGATGACTATTATAGATTAAATTACAAAATTATTACCTATTTATTAATAAATCATCAAGAATTATTTCTAAATAGTTATACAAAATCAGAGTTATTAGAGTTCATACGCTATAATATATTTTATTATCCAAATGATAAAATTAAAGAGTATGAAGAATATATAAAAGAAAATGAAATAGATTTAAATTCTTTTATTTTAGGACAACTAAAAAATATTCAAATATTATACAATTCATTAATTAAAAAAACACCTACATGCTATTCAGTTATTGATATACCTCGTTATAGTAGAAGTAGGCATAAAAAAGAAAAATTAGTTTTATATCGCGGTTTTAATTATCCAAGATATAAAAAAATTCTACAAAATATATATTTAAATAAGGTAATTACTACAGAAACATTTTTATCAACATCAATTCAAGAGTATATAGCGATTAAATATACTTTTAATTATAATGACAATAATGTTCACAAACATATAGTATGGAAAATTATTATAGACGAGGATATGTTTGATATTTTTAATTATACATTTTTATCAGAACCTTTTAATATTAACGATAATTTAGAGACACTTTTTGCAAATGGTAATATTGAATGTGAATTTTTATTGAATATGGGTGCGCTTTTAAAATGTGTAGACATAAATATATATGATTTCCCCGGGTATTATATCAAGGGTTATAATATACCAAAAAAAGGATATACAGAATATACATTTAAATTTATCGGGTGGAATACTGATTATGTGGATCGTATAAATAGTAACATGAGTAAATATATTAACTATCTAAAATAGACTAAACATCTCAGTTTTATCTGATGTATAAGGTTCAACAGCATCATTTACTCGAGGGGTACTATTAATATTAGCAGTCTGTTTCACAGGTACTTTAATACTATTAAAGGAACTTTCAAGAGGAGACAGATTATCAGAAGGATCAAACCCAGTATAACTCCCATTAGTGGAAGGAGAGGGTGATGATACTTGAACTTGATGAAGATCCATATGTTGTGATTGTTGAGGTATAGAATGTTGGGTTTGTGGCGGAACAGGAGGTTGATATTGTTGTTGCATAGGAGTTTGTTCAGATTGCTCAGTATGTAAAACACCTTCGCCTTTTTCATAAGAGTTCATTAAATCTTTTGCATAACTATTGGCATTTAAATTATTAACGTCGCTTTTTACTGAATCATCCGCAATTCTTTCATTTGCTAGATCATAGGTTGACATAGATATAAATAAGGATATAATTATCATTATGCAATAAAATATAATAATTACTGATAATACCCATGCTAGCAACCAACACCACCATCTAGTGTTGTAGTTACCACCGGTAACAATACAAGTTAACTCAAATAGAGACATTAATATAGATGGAATAGATATTATTAAAATAAATATTACAAATACTAATCGTTGCTCTATTGGTATTTTGCTACTCGTAAATAATACTGCTAAACAGATTATCAAAATGGTTATAAATAGAGCGATACCCGCATATTTTGATTGGTCCGAACCTAAAAACACATCACTTATATTAGTTGTTGTCGCAGTAGGCATATTATATATATATTCTAATATGATAGAAAGAAAAATAAAAAATGATATTCGTAATTATATAAATATATAATTGCAATATTAATATAAATATGGGCATCCCTTATTATTTTTATTCGCTTACGCAAAAATACAATAATATTATTTCAAATAATAAACCAGAAAATTTAGATTTATATTGCATAGATTTTAACGGTATTATACATAATGTTGCACAAGATATTATAAAAAAATACAGCAACCTCGCAAGTAGTTCAGATAATAGTAATGATATTATTGAAAATGAAATTATCGAAGGTGTGTGGTTAAGAATTAAATATTATATTGATAATTATAATGCGGAAAAATATATTATTTGCGCTGATGGGGTTGCGCCTTTAGCAAAAATGTTTCAGCAAAGAAAACGCAGATATTTAAATATCTATAAAAATATTTTAGATAATGTTAATATTATTTGGGATACTAATGCTATTACACCAGGAACCCTATTTATGGAAAAATTAAATACATATATTAATAAAAATATTATTGAAGGGAACTATGTAAATAAAATTATATACAGCGGTAGCGACGAATGCGGCGAAGGAGAGCATAAAATATTTAAAAAATTTAAAGATACTCCAATAGATGATAAAATAATTATTCACGGTCTCGATGCAGATTTAATTATATTATCTTTAATGTCTCATAAAGAGAATGTATTCTTAATGAGAGAGGTAAAAGATTTGCATACAAATAATACTGTTTATAATTATTTAAATATCAAGGAATTACGCATAGCAATTTTATGTGAATTAAAAACAAATTGGGATATTAATTTTGAATATAATGACAACGATTTGATTGAGACATATTGCACAGCATGTACTATATTAGGCAACGATTTTATCCCACATTTATTAACAATTGAATTAAAAAATAATGGAATAGATACGCTACTATCTGCTACAAAAAGGTCTATTAAAATAAATGGATTACTAGTTAATAATGGGGTAATAAATCATAACTGCCTTATAGATATTTTCAAAGATTTAGCGAATACTGAAGATGAAGATATTCATCGTATATGTGAAAGATATATTAAGAAAAGACACCCCGATAATAAAAGCATTCCTAGTGATTATTATGGATTAAAAAATAAGGACCCTCTTATAAATACAATTTATAATAGTCCAAATAAATGGCGCCAAGAATATTACAGAATTATATTTGACAATAATATTTCAATTGATTCAACAGTTATGTTTAATGCTTGTAATAATTATATTAAAGGTATTTATTGGGTTTACTCTTACTATAAAGGGATGGATATAGATTGTGAGTGGTATTACCCATATAATTACCCACCAACAATCAAAGATATACTAAATCACTCAATCGCAAATGAGGTACCTATTTTAAATAATGATAATATGTTTGTTCCATCATATATTCAGTTATTAATAGTACTGCCAAAATATAGCGTTAAATTACTCGCAAAAAAACATCAGCGATATATGCTTGATATATATGCTGGTCTATTCCATATGTATCCGGTAAAGTATAATATTCAAACATTCCTTAAAACACAACTATGGGAATGCTCTCCAATTCTCCCGCTAATTAATTTAAATTATATTACGAAGGTTCTTGAATTAGAAAGTAAATACTAGTTAGTATATTTAAGATTATATATTTAATTGCGTTGTTGCTATTTCTTCTAATAAACATTCAGGAAATATTATAGGTAATCTAAACCAGTTGTCAGTAAAATATTTACTACTAATATAATTAATTACATTTTCCTCATTTACAAGAGTCTTACTTAACATATTAAGAAAATATGAGTTATATTTGAAATTTGTAATAATAAACGCTATTTCAAATTCTATATTATTATATTCATCATCATTTTCAAAAGTTTCTGCATCATCATTATCTTCAATATTATTATTATAAGCACTAACAATTGAAAGTTTTATATGAAGTTTTATAAACCATTTAGAAATATGTTTCCTTTGTTCAGCAATAATCTTTTCTTTAACACCATCAATTATATAATTATTCTCTTTCAATAAAGTTATTATTATATTATAAATTTTTCTTTTGTATTTTTTATTAATATTTAAGTTCGTTGACCCGGATGTTTCATTAAGTATATTTTCATCAAATTCCTTCTCTGTTTTTTCTATTGATAAAAACATTATTTGCTTATAATATATATCTATTTTACATATGTCATAACACAATTTAATATTCTTATTAATTCTTGCTAATTTACAAGTGCGTGCTATAATCTTTGCCTTTTTTATATTAATATCCGTAAAAGTTTCATCATTCATAAATATGAGTTCTCTAAGAAGTTCGTAATTAATCGCGTTCATTTTGCTTCGTTTTTTATTAATTTTCAGATATCTCTTTTGTTTTTGATTTTATACACTTTGATTGTTACTTGTTATTAATTAAAATTTTAATAATCATTTTTTAAAATATTTATAAAATACTATATAAATAGATTACAAAATATGCCTTCTTCAAAAAAGTTACCATCGACTGCAAAACCTAACAAATCTAAATTGCCACCTAAAATAACTTCACTAATGACATCACCACCAACAGCAAAAAATAAAATCAAAACATCAAGTTTAATTCTAGATCATATTCCTGATGATATATTGGTTATTATTTTAAATAGATTAGATATTCTTCACTTGATAAAAGTATATTTAGCAAATACATCTTTTGCTAAAAAAAAATTAGTTCTTGAATTTGAAACGATAGATTTAAGAAACTTAAAAGTTGATAAATTTATTATTGATTTCATAGATAAAAATTTAGATAAATCAAAAATAAAAAAGTTAGTATTAAATAATACATCTTTTTCAAATGATGAAGAGTTTATAGATCTTCTAGGTAATATTAAAATATTTGAAAATGTAGAAGAAATACAAATACAAAATACGCTAATTGATAAAACTTGCACAGATTTTTTTGAAAAATATTGGGACTTAAAAAATTTTGATAAATCAAAAATAAAAAAGATAGTATTAGATAAAATTTCATTTTTAAGTGATGATGACTTTGATAAATTTATTTATAATATAGAGTACTATCAAAACTTAGAGGAATTAGAAATAAACAATTTTCAATCTAAATATGAAGGGTCTATTGGTTATTTTAATTTATTTATTGAACAAATAAGAGTTCTAGTTAACCTTAAAATATTGAAAATAAGTAATACTGACATTAATGCAGAAACTGATACGGACACAGAGATGATATTTGCTGATGTATTTTTAGAAACTTTAGAAGAGTTAGTAAATTTAAAACATTTAATATTTACTAATAATGATATTGATATTATTTTGTTGAAGAAAATATCAAAAAAAATTAAGAAAAAAATTAACCATTTAAAAACTTATGGTATTGGAGTAGATACTTCAAGTCTTTCAAGTCTTTCAAGTTCACATTCATAATATAACTCATTTAGTTCTAGATCCAAATATATTTTTGAAAATAAAATGTTCTAATTTTTAAATATATTATTAAAAGTTGATTATATATAATTACTAAATATTTTAATACCAAACAACAAACAAAGAGGAACTCCTGAACAACAAACAAAGAGAAACTCCTAACAACAAGCGCGAAAATGACCGAGATTAATTACGAACTTCTTAGCGAACTTATATTTATGAATGATGGAATATTTGATTACGTTGATATCAATATGGCGAAGATTATAGCTTGTACTTGCAAAACTGCAAGTTTAAACAAAAATATTAAGTTAAGTGTTGACAGATTTAAAGCTCGTGAATATTTTGATAAAATATTTGATGTAATCACACAATACATAATGTATATACAAACAAGCGCATATATAATTAGAGAGAATATTAGTGAAAATAATGAATATAGCATTACATCACAACTTGATGATATTATAGATGATTTAAAGAATGAGAATAAAAATGTTCTTGATGGATTTAGAGAACTTATCGTTCTTGAATATAAAGAATTTATTTACAATTACGAAAACTGTAGGGAAGATATTTATGACATTCAATATAATTTAGATTATTGCGACCAATATAGAAATATTGTTGAGTATTTTGGATACTATGAATATTATGAAAATCATACATATGATCCAAACCATTTTATGATAACGCCAGAAAGTCTTTATGACTTTTGTAATGTTTAAAATATATAAATATAAATAATTTGTAAATTATATTTGTGCTTATTTTTTTTATACTTTATAATTATATAATTCTTGATATAAGAATTAATATAAATAAATAAATATAATATGAATTATATATTTGATGAAACAAAAAGCACTCCATTATGTGAAATAATGGGCAGATGTGGAAGTGATAAAGGTTCCATAGATATTGAGAATAGTTGGCATAACTATACAACATTTTATTATAGTATATTTAAGGATTTGCGCGAGAAGGAATTAAGAATATTTGAATTGGGGTTAGGAACAAATAATCCAAATATTCCATCCAATATGGGTCCAAATGGTGTTCCCGGGGCATCTCTTTATGGTTGGTCTGAATTTTTTCCTAATTCTCATATTTTTGGTGCAGATATTGATACTAACATATTGTTTAATACTGAAAAAATAAAAACATTTTATTGTGACCAAACAAATCCCGAGATTATTAAAAAAATGTGGGATGAACCTGAATTACAAGATAATTTTGATATTATTGTTGAAGATGGGTTGCACACATTTAATGCTAATGTTTGTTTTCTTGAAAATAGTATACATAAATTAAAACAAAATGGATTTTTTATTATAGAAGACATTCTACCATGGGAACAATATTTATTTGTGAATAAAATTAAAGATTGGGAAAGTCAATATAAAGGTTACATATTTACATTATTAAAAGTTCCATCTAAAAGAAATATAAATTTTGATAATACATTATTAGTAGTTTTTAAATGTTGAATGGTGTAAATATGATATATTATGTTTATTTTTTATTTATTTATTGCATAATTTATAAACTGGTCAATATCCTTATTACATAATAAAGGTGTTGCTCTATTAATTTCTTCATCATCCCATAACCACCATTTAATAGTTAATAATTTTTCTATTTGCTCTTTTGTAAATCTATATTTGATAAACTTTGCAGGATTTCCACCTACTATAGAATAAGGTTCAACATCTTTAACTACATGAGAATTGTTTGCTATCTCTGCACCATCTCCAATATTAACACCGCACATAATTGTAACATTATCTGCTATCCAAACATCATTTCCAATAATTACATCTCCTTTTGTTGAAGGGTGTCCTATCCCATTAAAAATATTAAAGGTACTATTATGCAGATGTCCAAATGGATATGTAGTAACCCAATCTGTATTATGATTACCACCTAAATATATTTTTATATTACTTCCTATTGAACAAAAACTACCTACTTTTAATTTAGAATAAGGGTGCATTAATGATGGAGAGTGATGATATGTATATTTTCCATATGTTGCCATTCTATATATTTATATACTTATATATATATACTTATATATAAATATATATATATATTTATAGACTTATGTTCAAAGATATATCAAGGTTTGATAACATAGATGATTATTTACCAATAATAACTGCTATTCTTATTGTTGATATGATAGTTATGATTTTATCAATAACTAATGTGATATCAAGTAAATATATAAAAATATGGTATCAAAAGTTCTTTTTGTCTGCAGTCTTAGCAGATGTATTGGTAATATTTATAGTTGTTATCTTAGCGAGAGCAATATATTATTATATATTTGATAAATTTTCAATAACTAATTTTATATTAGTAATGCTTGCACTACAAATAACTCATGATATACTATTCTATATAATAATAAGCATAATTCCAAGAGGTGCAAATAAAATGATAGATATCTTTCAAGATTATGCGAATGAAATGTCATATGGTGCAATTATTGGAGATAGCATGATGATTATTGCAATTGGATTAATTGCATCATACCTCGCGAATTTTGAAGCAAATACTAATATTATAATTTTAATTGTATTCTTATATTTCTTGCAATTTATTCTATATAGTTTTTAATATATTAAATTAAAAATTGATAGATTGTGTGTATATTAAGATTAATACATTCTCGCAGAAAATATTATTAAGATGTATGAATGTGTAATTGCAGAAAATATTCACGAAAGTATTTATGATATATGTGAAGGTATATATGATAATATGTGTTATTGTAATTGCAATTACAATAAGGAACATTTATTATTAGTTGAAGAATTAATTAATTTTATAGATGATCGCATTAACTCTATATCAAAATATGACATTAATAATATGTTAATATGGTATGGTATTGATAATGCGATTATTCGATATAATGAGTATTATACCTTGTCTCATATTGATGTAAATAATTTCTCTAAATCACTTTTAACATTTTTAATAATATTATCATTTGATGTAGTAGTAGTACAAGAAAAATAGTCTTTTTATAATAAAACATAGTCTTCCCCATCTATATTTTCCATATTATCGTTAATTTCAATACATTCTTTTTGAATATCACCGCTTATGCTACAAATATCTAAATTATTTAATTCGTTAATATTTTTAGCGACATTATCATTGCGTTGTTTATTACTTATTTTTGAAGATATTGATATATCGTTAATATTTATAAAATTATTATTTATTTTTATTAATTTAGCACCTTTTTTTGTTTTATATACCTGAAATTCCTTATCGCTATAAATATATTTCTCATTCGTCAAAGTTTTCTGGGATCCCATAATTATATTAAATATTTATTTTATATTTATATAAATGAAAACAATCAAATATGTTTCAATTGTGCAAAATCATATTAGCGAGATGATAGTATTTTTCTTAAAAATTATGATTTAAAAATAAAAATTGATATGCTATCTTTACTTATATAAAGATTAAACAAGTAATATAATATAACGATGAACGTCCTCCTCGCTAAGAATTTTAATGTTGACAAACTCAAGTATTCAGAACTAAAAGTTATGAAATCAGGAGCTAAATCTGTATACATTAATTATAATGGAAATAAGGTAAATCTACAGACACCTGTTCTCAATATCCCTTATGGAATTAATGATAATATGCAATTTATTAAGAAGGATGAGAATCGAAAAGACGAGGAGCGTAAATATGATATTACTGTATCATTCAAAGGAATGGATGAAAATCCTAAGATTAAGCAATTTCATGATAAAATGAAGGAGTTAGAGCAGAAGATTATTGATGATGCATTTGATAATCGTCTTGCATGGTTTAAGAATAATTTTAGTGGAAATAAAGATGTTGTTTCTAATATGTTTACACCTATTGTAAAGCATGATAAAGATAAGCAGACAGGTGAATATGCTAATAAATATCCGCCAACATTTAAGGCAAAGATCCCTTTCAATTCGCTTGAAAATAAGTTTGAGTTTGACTGTTATGATATGGATAATAATGAGATCAATTTTAATGATATTTTGACAAATCTCAAAGGTGGAAAAGCGCAATTTATTATTCAATTGAATGGTATCTGGTTTTCTGCTGGTATGTTTGGTTGTAGTTGGAAAATTGTGTCTTCAAAATTTCAGCAAATCAATACATCAAAATTGACATTTGTAGCAGATAGTGATGATGAATTGAATAATGGTGAAGGTGATGATGAAGAAGATGATATTTCTGTAGATAATGATGTTATTGCAAAGATTACGCAGAAACAATCAGTTGTTTCTGATAAAAAAACACTTGTAGAAAAGCAATCTGCTAAATCATCTCGGAAAGTAATTCCTTCTGAAGAAGAAGATGATGACGACGATGAGGAAAATGAACTAGATAATGTCGAAGAAGAAGATGAAGAAGAGGAAGAAGAGGAAGAAGTTGTTCCTGTAAAAGTTGTGGTAGAAGAACCTGTTGTTCCTGTTTCCGATTCTAAATCAAAGAAATCAAGCATCAAAAAAAAAGTAATCTAAGTATAATCTAAGTATAATCTAAGTATAATCTAAATATAATCTAAGTATAATCTAAGTATAATCTAAGTATAATCTAAGTATAATCTAAGTATAATCTAAGTATAATCTAAGTATAATCTATATTTTTTATATTTTATTTTTTTATAAAATAAAAATAATAATGCCAAAAATTATTGACATAATTAATCTTCCTAAAGGGAGTGCTTCTTCGCATTCATAATCGATAATATCAATATTATTGGATATTAATTTAGCGAACATATCTAATATTTTATATGCTATTGGTAATGATAAAAAAGCAAATAATATTGCTACATATACTGCAGTTCTAAATTTACAAATATAAATATCAAAAAACCCTTTATTTTGTTCATAATTCTGATGTTTTTCAGGTGGTATATACAAAAAATCGGGTGTGTTCTTTATTAAATTATTATTATAACTATTCATTTACATATATTCTACATAATAATATAGTAAAAAATTATTACTTGGACTTATTATTGTTGGTTGAAAACTTGTTATATCATCAATATTCATATTATAATTTATATCCATAATATTACTATTATCATTTGTAATATCTGTTGAATTATTTAAATTGTTATTGTTGCTTACATCATTGCTAATAAGTGTAGATATAAATGATGTAAAATTAGATATATTTGATATATATGAGGTTGTTTCATATGTTGATAACCATTCAGGCAAATTACTATAAAAATCGTTAGAGCATAGCGCAATAGATTTCATATAATTGCAACATAATATATATAAGTCATCTTTACATTCATTAAACATTTTAATGCTTTCCTTGCAAAAATCATATGTAAATGTATCATCATTAATATTTAAAAAATATATTTTACTTTCTTCTACATTACTAGAAAAATCTCTAAATAATTTAATACATTTTAATAGATCATTTTTTGACATCTTTTTAAACCATTCCGGATTATTATAAAATCCTCTCCTTTCAATTTCTATAGATAAATCTGTAAATGCGTTCATCTCAGTTGTCCATAAACATTCATCCTTTCTTTTTGCAATATTATGATATTTCATTTTCATATTTAATCTCCAAATTGTTTTATCATGTAATGCTTCTCGTGTATAAGGATTATAAGGAACAACATTATCATTTAAACATTTTCTAATAAAAAAATCAAGTTCCACAATATTAAAAGCATATGTTCCTTTAATATCTTTAATAGTAAATAACATATCTGCATCTATATTATTAATATTTTCAGTAGTAAATAAATCTTCATCATTTAAAAAATTACAATTAGAACTATCTTGAATACATAATAATTTATATTTTACAATATTTTGAAAATATTTTAATATGTTTATATTACATTTATTACTAAATTTATATGTATTATAATTTAGCAAATATATTTTATCATATATGGTATTTTTGTTATTAGTATTTATTATTAAGTTATTATTATCAATATAGTTTTCATAAATATTACTTAATTTTATAATTGGGATCATTTTAAGTAAATCAATAAATAATATATTTATAAAAACATCATTATCATTTGAAAGATCTTCATATATATATTTATATATTTTATAAATATCATTTGACTTTAGCGCATATTTATCTTCAAAAATATTATAAAATATTTTACATAAATGTTTTTTTTTTGAATGTATATGATAACAACAAAAAAATGTGTTCTTTATCGTCTTCTTATTACATAATCTAAAACATTTTTTCTTCCTATATATGCATCTTAATGTTTGCTCCATAAAATTTATAAAAATAATTTATATCTAATTAAATATAATAATATATATTTATATGTACTAAGTTTATTGTTTGTTTATTATTTGTATAAATAATTTAGGAAATAAATAGACATATTAAGGAGGTATAATAGTAGCAGGTAAAAGAATACCGGCATTAACATAACTATAATAATCATATAACTTATTTTTAAGAATGACATATTTATTGCCATCTTTTATTACTACTCTACCTCTGTCTTTTCGCGTATGTTGCTTATTTTTAAATTGTAATATTTTTTTATCTGCAGTTATATTATTCGTATACGATAATTCATTATTGTCAACATTTATAGGCCAATTATAACATTTATATCCATTAGATAAGGGATTATTAATATCTGATTGTATAATACAATCTAAAGATGCAGCTTTTAGCATCTTTAGAAAAGAATTAATAAGTCCTTCTTTGCTTTTAGCAATATTATAGATATGCTTATCTGTTGTTATTTCTTTATCTTTACTACGTAAAGTAGGATTATCATTTAATTGTTTTTTTGTAAAATTCATTAAATATGTATACACTTGAACATTCTGGTCGTCAATTGGTAATGCTTTATGACTACATGTCCGCACAGCACGTCCAATAACTTGATCTATTCTTACAGAGTTCCAGAAATATTCTGTAATTAATACGCGTCTTACATTTTTTAAAGATATACCTTCAGCGCCAGATTGCGTAATCATCATAACTTTTACAATTTTTCCATATAATTGCTCTTTTTCAATATCAATATGTTTTAATTGTTCTTGTATGATTTTTGGTAATGCTTTACTATTTCCATTAAATATATTCATTAGAATATTAGTTTTAATTCTATCAGAGTTAAAAACGACATATCTTTTATTATCGTATTTTTTGTCAAATACATCAATATCATCTATCATATATCCAAAGTCTTCGCTATTAATAATATTTATCTCAGCATATCCTTGTCTATTTAAAACCTCTTTAAATATTCCAAGTCCTTCTATCATTCTGAATTGCGAATATACTAATACGCTACCAGGTGATGTATTAATATCTTCATACATTTGTGCAAATTTAGGACTATATAAGTTATGCAATTTATCAATATCTAGATAATCGCTTCTTATTAATTTGTTCATCGCATCATCTAATTGACTGTTATATGCAGTAGCAACATCTTTATTTAATTGTTTTGCGTCATCTTTGCCATCATCAGACTGTGAACTTTTATCACTATCAATATTTACAATCTCCTTTTTTAATAACATTCTTATATCTTGCGGAAATATACGATTGATTTCATCAGGAAATGCGAAATTACATACCATCCTACTAAATGCCCTATAAACAGATCCTATATCATCGTTTGCGTTACCCTTTTTAAAAAGTTTCTTTCGGTCATCCATCCTGATTTCAACCAAACGAACTTCTAAATATTTTTTAATTTGGTGATCTGCCATATAAAGTTCCCGTGATATTGATGGTAGCATTTTTGGGAATAGGTCAGACCCAGAAGTCTTATAATAACTAGTAGTTCCTAATATTCTCCTTTTAAATAAATCTTCATTTTTAACATTTATATTTTTATTATCACCGTTATTATCATCTATAAATAATTTATTAAAAACAACTTTATCAGTAGGTAATGCTTCATTATTAATTATTTTACTTTTAATAGATAATTTTACAATATCTGTTTTGTTTAATACTTCTACAATCTTTTTAATTATATCATCTGAACTTTTATCCCATTTATTCTTTGTAATGTTTGCTTTATTATCATCAACTCTTTTAAAATCATCAGGTAATAATGTTATTGATATAATATTTTCATTATAATTTATTGTATCTATAAAACTATATAGTTTCTTATCGTGTAAATGTTCAATAACTGTCTTCATATCTGGAACTTTTGATTTTTTTAATAATTCAATATTATATTCTTTTATTGGTCCACGAACAAGATTAATTAATGTCGCTATTTCGTATGGTTGATTTATTATTGGTGTTCCTGAAAGTAATATTAATTTTATCCCTTTCGCATTCATTAAATGATTATAAATTGCTTTTGCTAGTCTCGAACCATTAACTATTCTACTTATAAAATTATGTATTTCATCAATAATTATAAAAGAATTGTCGAATGGTTTTGTTCCCAATTCTTTAACCATTTTCTCACTTAGTCCATTATAATTTATAAAAGTATATCTATTTCGAATTATATGGTTTATCGCTACATCAATTTCAGCTTTATATTTTGCTTCCTTCGCATCTACAGAATTATAGCGAACCTTTTCTATTTTAATAACAGCACCTTTTATATCATCCTTATATAGCGGAACCCAAACTAATCCATCTTTTTTTACAAGTTTAGCGGATATAGCATATTTTGACAACTCTTCCATCATTTCTGGTGATTTCTTATTAACTTTTATTTGTGTCCATGTTTTTTTAAGATTGCGCCCTATTTTTGACGCTATTAATAATTCATTTTCATAATTTTGAGATAAAGAAGCAGGAGTCATAATAACTATTTTTTTAAGATTTATATATCCCTCTGCAGCTGCTATAGATGCGATAGACTTACCAGATCCTAATTCGTGATATAAAAGTATTCCTCTATAAGGACCATCAAATTGCATATAATCTTTTACTATTTTTTGCTGTCTTAACAGTTTTATATAGTCATCGTCTACATCACAACTATCATTAGAGCATTTGCAAGGTGCTTTAATTGCATTATTTACTTTGCTTAAATATTTAGAAGGATTAAAAGTATTATATATTTCCTTATTATATCCTATACGATTTGGTAAAATCCAATCAGTTGGTTTTACTATAATATCCATATCTTCTATTATAATAATTCAAATTAAAAATAAATTATACAGTATTTATAAATATTAAATCTACTTTATGAATATTTAATTATTAACTGATTCACTCAAAGGGATTTTTATAAAGGGTTCTAATATATTAACAACTCTTTTCATTCCAATCTGTATTGATAATTCTACAATTTGATCACATAATAATATAATTGCGATACCTATTATAAGAAGAATAGATATATTAAAAATAGCGTTATAAATATAATTATTCCCTGTTTTTTCTTGTTTTACAACAATATCTTGTTTTTCAAGGGTTTCAATCTTTTTATTTGGTTCATCTACTTTAAATCCACCTGGTCCAGTATTAAATTGAGGTATCACAGGGTCTGCAATAGATGTTTTATTATACCCATTACTATTTATATTACCATTATTAATTTTTTCTTCTATGCTTTTTAAAAACATTATAGCATCTTCTGCATTTTTCTTTTCTTCCGGTGTTAAATTATAACTACTATTATTTAATAAATTATTTCCATTCTTTGGAATATTGCTATTATTAGTATATTGTGAAGTATCATTATTAGTATATGATTGTTTATTAGTATTAGACATGTAAGCATATGAATTATATTTAACCTCGTCATTTAGATTATTAATATTAAAATATTGCTCTAAATCTTCATCGTAATAAGGCATTACATTATCACTCGAACCCTTGATATTATTATAAGTATTCGCAGAATAATTTAAATTTGGTATTGTAGAAGCAGGTAAGGTAGATAAAGCATTATTAGCATTATTAGCATTATTCGCATTATTCGCATTATTAGCATTATTCGCATTATTAGGAATTATATTCATCATATTCATCATACTATTATTATTATTAATGTTTGTATATACATTCATAGCATCATCATGTTCTTTTTTACATTCATTAGATACGGGAATATTATAAGTAGGTGCTTGTAATGGCGCACACGAATTTCCGCTATTATTTGGATAGTCGGAAAGTTTATTAGAATTTAGTGCTAATTTACTTGATTCAACAAATGAAGGACTAGTATTTGTTGCAACTACCATAGAACCATTATTTTTGTTTGATTTATGATTAGGTTTTTTCTTTTCAAAAGTATCTATATTATATGCTTCTTGTAATGTTGAATAATTCATTATTTATATACTTCTATTATACAAAATGAAAAGAAAAAATTAAAATAAAATATTTATATAATATAATTGTAAAGAAGAAAGATGGATAGTAACATATATATTGAAGATATATTTAAAGGTATATTAACAGGATTTTTTGCTTCTTACTTAATAATACTTGGGATGCGTCCAGCCGCGATATATCCTGATAATATATTAGATATTATAGATAATCCCTGGATATTTCTAATATTATTTATAGTTAATTACTATATATTAATTTGGGATTTTACTATAGGACTGCTGTTATTTTTAACATTAATAGCACTAATACTAGATATTATAATATTTACTCATGGTGATTTTCTAAAAGATATTATAAATATAGTAAATACTGATTTTTATAGCGCAAGCAGGCAAATTGAAGATAATAAGGAGATAAAACATAATCTAGTAGAAACATATAAAGATATTAATGATATTATATTAGAAAAATTAATTCATTATAATAAATTATATGAAAACACAGATAATATTAAACCATACAATTCAATTCTATAAAAATCTTCTCAAAAAATAGATTATGATAAATACATTAGTACCTGGGACGGAAGGTATAACATTAGAACCATTATCTATGATTTTCTTAATACTCGTACAGATAGGAGGAAGATATCTTAAAATAGAACTAACGCCTGCACAACAAAAAATAATTAATAATGTAGTTATACAGGGTGTTATATTGTTTTCTATTATTCTTGTGGCGACTAAAAATATTGCAAATAGTTTAATTATTGTTTGCTTTATATATCTATGTGCAAATATATTATTTAATGAAAATCATAAATATAATATTCTTTCTAAAAAATGGTTAATAGAAGAAAATATTATATCTGATAATAACTATAAATCTTTAAAAGAAATATATATTAAAAATATATCATCAATTATATAAATAATATAAAATATATATTATTAACAAATGAAAAAATTAAATAGTCAAATTCTAGTAGATAAGAATGATGAAACTGATATAAGAGTAGTTATGAATAATATTTTTAGTTGCGACGAGGATAAAGAATTATTTAATAATATATATAAAACAATAGAATGGAAAATGAGTGGATGGTTTGTTAAAAAGGGGGTAACGCAGAAGAAAGAAGATATATATATATATGTTGAAACACTTCCTGATTATTTTAAATCATATACTGTAGAGAATGATAAATTTTTGCGTATATGTATTAAACATAAAATTAAGGTAGATGATGAAGGGTATAAAAAAATTAAAAGTAGATTTATTATTAAAAATATTAAATCAAAATATAGAAATATAATTAATGGTCTCGACTTAATTAAGGTTATTAATTATATGGAGATTAATGATATTCCAAATACAAAACTTATTAATGTTAATCTAAATACCGAAATAAAATTATCTATTCCATATAAAGAAGATTTTGAAAATTATCTCGCAAATGTTTTTGAAACAATAAATGAAAACTTCAGAAAAAAATTAACTGGACAACTAAAATTATAACAACAATTACTGGTTACAATAAATCTTATATTAAAAAATATATAAGGATTACATACTAATATATATTAGGTAATTACTCTAACGCCTCTATTTATTCGCTGCTATAGCTCAGTTGGTTAGAGCACTCGGCTGTTAACCGAGTTGTCGCAGGTTCAATCCCTGCTAGTAGCGTTTTATTTTTTTAATCTAATTATAATGAATATATAATTAGATATATATTTATTGAATATAAATAATCTTTTTAATATTATGTAATTCTTTTTTTAATATATTAATTTCATCTTTTAAATAATTATTTTCTTTTCTAAGTTCTTTAATCGCTTCTACAAATACGGCACCTAATCTATCATAACAAATTGTAAGATATTCTTCGCCACTTTTAGATGAAATTTTTTCATTAATTTTTGTTGTATCAAAAGGAGCAATTTTAACTATTTCAGGAATAACCTTTTTAACTTCTTGTGCGCTTAGTCCTATTTCATTATCATATTCAAACCCAAAATCTAATGCTTTTTCATTTGGAACATAATAGAATCCATTTAAATGATCAATAATATCAAGTGCATTAGTAATATTTGATGTAAATGTTTTCAATCTATTATCAGAATAATATGAACGAATATGCCCAGATGCAATAATATTCCCAACAACTTGTAACTTTTCTGCTGGGGTGGGTATGATTGAATTTACATTATCAATAAGTAATGAATTACATTTAATATACCCTGACGCTTTAATATCTCCGATAACATTTATTTTTTCAGTTTGCACTCCACTAGATTGTAAATCATCCCCAATACGCATAGAACCATTTCTATCAAATATTAGCATTTTTGGAGTTATTGTTTGACCTTGCAAATTTGTCGAATTTTTTGAAATTGTTAATAATTCACTTGTACCTGAATCAACAACATTAATATTTATTTTATTTAGTTGAGTATTTTCTCTAACTCTTAATATATCAGCATCTAAAGTACCAACTTTAAAAGAATTATTGACAGCAGATCCTGCTATTGATCCAATTTCCCAAGAATCTACATAACTTCCTCTTATAAATATAGCTTGATCATTTTTTAATACTGGAGGTATATCACCTAATCCAGGAAATAGAGATCCTGTTCTAATATTAATAGTTTTAAGAAAATTACTTGAAAATTCATATGAACTCTGTTCAAATTGTGCTCTTAGTACTGCTAGTGATTGACCCACTGTACCTCGTATTCCTTCAAACACATCAATCCCATCAATTTTAAACGTTCCATTAGAAGTATTAATATCTCCATCTACATCTAATGTATATTGTGGTGTATAATGTGGTTTCATATTTATACCAAATTTACCTCTTGCACCACTTGAACGTACAGAATCTCGTGGATAATTTATTATATTTGTTAATTCACTATATGTCCATATATTAGCATCAGTACTTGTTAATTCTAATTGCCCATTATCAATATTAAATTTAAAATCAGAAGAACTTGGTTTAATTAATCCGTACTTATCGAGTGATGCATTTTCAACTCCAATATTGCTATAATGCAAATTTCTATAAATACCATTATTATCTTTTATTAGAGGAATTCTACTAATTTTTAAATCATCCTCTACTGTTAAATTTCTTACTGATAATGTTTGAGTAGAATTTGTAAATACTAAATTCTGAGATAAATTAATATTTTCTGAACTGCCACCAAATAGAATTTGCCCACTAGGAATTATATTTATACCTGTGCCTCCATTTTCAACTTTAATTATACCGGAATTGATACCAGATGCAGATATAGGTCCATACAATATATTATTTTCAATTTTAAATAATTGATTTTGTGTAAATGATAAACCATCAGAACTGCCAAATAATATTTCATATGGTCTTACACTAGTAATTCCAGTTCCACCTTTATTTATTGGGAGGGCAATACCTGTTGAAATATTATTTATATTTAAATTTGTTATATTTGCACCATTACCATGAAAATTATATGCACTTAAAGAACCTTCAATATCTAATAAATGTGGTGTCTCTTTACTATTTGTAGTAGCATCATTACTAATATATACTTTACCATGTAAAGATGTTTTACCATATATTTTAACAATATTATTATTATAATTATTTGTATTATTTAATTGAAGTATATTACTATTATTAAACTGCATAGATCCTAAAATATTAGAAGTAATAACATTATTAGAAACATATATATTACCATCAACATATAAATTACTATTAATATGAGTTATCCCATTAATATCTAATAAATAATTAGAACTAGGAGTTGAATTATTAATACCAAAATTTTTATTGTTAGTAATAGTTAAATAACTTATACCATCTTGTGCATTTGCATAACTTAAATTACTCCCATATTTTATTTGATATTTATTATCAAAGGTTGTTATTTTCCAACCCATTTATATAAAACCCTATATATATATTTTCTTATTATTTTTTTAAGTAAGTAATTTATTCTTTTATATAAAAGAATTTCAATATTATATACTAAATATGCACCAAGCATTATTTACAAATCATGATAAATTTCATATTCATAAAATTCTTGGGTTTGGGTGCTTATTCAATTACTTATTACGTATTTATTGGTTAATAGTATATGGATCTATGTTTATATACACAGATTATATAAGTTCTTTTTTAATACCAATATTCCATATAACATTATCTTTATCATCATTCATATTTCATGTTCCTCAAGTAAGATTAAATTCTAAAATTATAATTTGGAAAGAGTTGCAATTACATAATATAATTTTTACATCACGTTCTTGCATTATCATGGCATATAGTTTAATATGCATTAATTTTAAATATAATTATTTATATCATTTAGGAAAATTTATAATAATAATACTGCATCATATATTAGCAGATTATATAACATTTAAATATAATGTAAATGATAAAACAACAACACGTGATATAAATTGGGAAAATATTCCAAATAATATAAAAATAAATATGAAAAGATATTATGCGATTTGCCAAATATTAGCAATTAATGCTCTGCTATTAACAGATAATGATAATTCCGGATCCGGAATTATAGAATCTGCATTCTTAATTATGTTTCCTATACAATTATCAACTTTCTTAATGACACTTGTAAGGAAATTAATTATTTCTAATATTAGTTGGCATATATTCTATGCATTATCATTATTATCGCCGTTTTTAATTGTAATTAATGCTAATTATAAAAATGAGTTAGAAGTTGCTGACATATTTCTACCTACCCTATATGTAATTTTTCGATTACAATATAATATGAATAAATATTATTTGATGTCACATGTTTTTATACTAAATATGTATATTAAATATAAAAAAGGTAATATTATTATACCAAATTTATCTTAATTATTCACATTTATTTAAAAAATCTTTGTATTCTTCATATTTATATGGTAAATAAGTATTATTACTTATATCAATATAACTACAAGTATATTCAGTTCTTTCAAATAAATCACTAGAATTTTGCATTTGTTTTTTAATTCTATCATCATTTAAAATAAAATCGTTAGCACACTCTTTGTGATGACAAAAAGTTTTTATCTTATTTTTAATAAAATCAATATCTCCAAAATATGAAAGATGCCATCCTCCATTTTTAATAATTGGTACATTTGCATCGGGAACTCCTCTAAAAATTTCTTGTGGATTATTATATTTAATATAACTACCGTAATTTAAAATTTTTGGTTGAATCCATTTTTGATCATATTTACAAGTTATATTATAATAATATAAATCCATTTCTAGATTATAAGTACAATTAATCTGATTATTATTTTTAAGATTTAAAACTGTTTTTGTATCAGGTATTTCATCTAAATCTGCTATAATAATGATATCATCATTATTTAAACTTAATTTCTTTATCCCTTCGTCTATACAGTTTCTTTGATAATTTTCTATGTCCATAGAATTAGAAGTTTGAGGTATATTATCTTTTACTATAATATGAATTATTTTATCTAAAAATTTTGAAAATCGAGTCTTATTATTTTCAAAGTATAACTCCTTATCATTATTTGAATGCGTTTTTATACATTCAACAAGAACAAAATAGTCAACAAGATCATTAAGTTCATTTAATCGAAATTCTAACATATCCAATTCATTATAAAATATAAAACAATCTATAACTTTCATTTATTAATTAATATAAATGATTCTTTTATATAATTGAATCCTTATTATATAAAGATATCAAAATTTTTTTATATTTTTACTATTCGCCTGTGAATAATAATATAAATAAGTTAATAAATATCTACTTTTATCTATATCGCTTAGTTTATCAGTATTTAATTTAAAACCATTATAAATAGCAAACTCAAACAGATTTTTAAATAATTCTAGATCATCGTCTAAATTATTAGAAGGGTTTGCAAAAATATTAAGTATTTTATAATTTTCTGGAGATAATCTTCTTATCAAGCATATATAATTCAGATTATAAGTATCGTTATATACACCTATAACGATAGTTGGGTGAATAAATCTATTTTTGCTTAACCATAAGGTATCTTCAATTATTTTAGGTTGACTTTCTTTATTTTCATTAGACCATTTGTAAAAGGAACTATATACATTATTATAATTTAATTCACAAATATTTGAACCTTTATTATTAAAGCGAAGAACCGGAATATTGAAAGAATAACAATTTAAGATATTTATTAATATTAAAAAAAATTTAATACTTGTATTCATAATAATATATAATATTATAAATATATAAATATTATATATTATTATGAATATAATATTTATATATAAATTTTTTTGTTTTTAATCTACTAGAATAAATAAAATGAAAATACATGTACCTAATCATCTTATTATTATATCTATGGGTGTTTTTTTAATATTAAATATGTTTGAAAATATTATTCATTTTAGTATTGGGAGAGATATTAAAGAAAAAAATAATGCTAATATAAAAATAGAATTACCAGAATATTATGATATAATAAAAATAATATTTATTATGATAATATTTGCATTCCTACAAGCAATTTTTACATATTATTTTATAATAATTGGGTTATAGATTATTTGTAATTTAGTCCATATCCATTATGAACTTTCCCTAATAATATTTAGACTCTTTATATTCTTATATAGAATATTATTTGTTATATCAAAATTATCCTAAATAATATCAATTAGTCAATAGAGTTATTGTCGATTTCTTCATACTCTAAATCATATACATCATAAACATCATAAAGAACATCGTTGCGATATTCGTCAAATGGAATGTAATTATTATCATCTTCATCATCATCTTCATCAGTACAATACTCATAATCATCTACTTCAAATTCAGAATCCATCATCCATTTAGGAGATGACATAGTATCCTTTACTTTAATTAAGTAATAAATAAAATTTATCAATTTTTAATTTTATATTTAAAATATATAATAATTTATTCTTAAAATATCATCATTATAATTATTTTTTATTTTTAATATATAGGTATAGATATATGTTTAATTTATCAACACAAGCGAGTGCATATTTTATTTTGATATGCATAACAACTCTTATTAATTTAATATGCTTTTTTATAATGATTGGTATGTGGGGATTTGTATCTTATTTAATATATTCTTTAGTTACTATACCGCTAGTTCTTTTATGGATGTATAATATTGATTGCTTAACAACGGGAAATTGTCAAATATGGAGTTGGATTATAACTGTTGTAACATTAATATCTGTAATTACTACAACAGTTATTTTAGTTGCATTCACAATAAATCCACCAACAGGTTTCACATTACAACAAAATGGAATTATGATTAAACCTACTGATACTACTAAACCTATTGTTACTACTACTAAACCTACAGATACTACTACTAAACCTACAGATACTACTACTAAACCTACAGATACTACTACTAAACCTACAGATACTACTACTAAATCTGCAGATACACTACTAAAAATCTCATTAAATAAAAATTGATATATGTTTATGATTTATGAAGCATAAATTTATTATTAAATGCCAAGATGCAGTCACGAGAGTTATAAAATTGATATTATTGATTTGGAAGAACCAAATTATTACAGTAGAAAAATATCAACATTCTATAATTATAATGGTGAAAATTCAACATACATATTTTTTATTAGCGATAGGCGAAATATATACATAGAAACCAAATATGGATCAATTATTATTCCCTATAGTGATATTATAAAATATAATAAATTATATATTTATTATATTTTATCATTACAATTAACAGCAGAACAATCAAAAATATATTATTGTAAAATAGGATATAAGGGTATATATAAAGAAAGAAGAAACTGGTATATTTTAACAAATATATGTTGGAAAACAGCATGTTTGTCATATGGTGATTATTGCTATTTTAAAGAGAGTCCAACGACTGTCAATATAAATACTTGCTCCCCTATCGATACAATAAACAATTATATTATATTATTTAATAATATAGAACAAAACCCTTACAAAATTAGTTATTGGTTAATAAATTATGAGATAGATAAAATATCAAGTATATTATATGATAATGAAGAAACTATAAATAGAGCAAAACAAGTCAAGGATATGTTAGAAATAATTACAAAACATTTTAATATTAATGATGATATTAAAATAAAGATACTTTATCAATATTATCAATTATATATTATATAATAATAATATACTATTATATAATATAAGTAAATGACAAACACATTCATATTTTTATTAATTTTATATGTTGAAATTACTACTTCATATATTAAAAGTGTATCTTTATTACATCTGATGACTCCTTTAAGTAGCAAATTACAATCTAAAAAAATAACAAGAATGTCCCTAAAAACAGATAAATATATAAATACAAATATCTCAAGTAGCATTAAAACACATGAATATTATATTACACAACCTCTTAAGAAAGATGGATTACAAAATTTACCTTCCACGGGCGACCAAATAAATATATCATCAATATATCTAAATATAGAGAAAGTTAAAGGAGTATATTTTTCAAAAGATGTCAAAAATATTATTTTCACATTCCCTAACAATTTATCTGAACTATATTATTATGATATTAAAAATAATGATAATAACGGAACAATATATAAAATATCAAATGATACACGTATAAATATGAAAAATCTTAAAAAATTTGTTCTTCAAAGTTTCAACAATAATATTGATGGTATATTATTTTAATATTATATATTATTAGAATAGAAATAACATTAATATAACTATGAATGACAAAATTGAATTAGAGCAATTATTTGCAGAATGTGTTGGAACATATGTGTTTTTTATGTGCATATTGCAATCGTCTGATCCTGTTCCAATTGCAATAGGTTTATTGGCTGCTGTTTATATGTTTGGAAAAGTATCTGGAGGATTCTTCAATTCAACATTAAGTTTTATTATGTATCTTAAAGGCGCAATAGGAATTACAAAACTATTTGCATATGTATTAGCACAAACTGTTGGAGGTATTCTTGCATTGACAACTTGGAAAATACTAAATAAACAGTAGAGAGTAAATACTATATAATAATATAACAATATATTATTATAATATAATAATATGAATAATTTATATACATCGATAGATATAAAAGGGGGTTTAGGAAATCAATTATTTCAGATTGCTTATATAATATATTTTTTACGTTTATCTAAACGTCAAAGAATAAAAAGGAAACTAGTATTTAAAAGTGATGAGGATTTAGAACCGAACACTTTAAAATTACAGAGAAAAACTTATTGGAATACATTATTTAAAGGATTATTCCGTATTTTAAATATAAACGACTTTCAATCTATCGCATTAAATATTGAATATAGTGAGATAGACCAACATAAATATAACGAACCGCCTTATAATGTTAAAAATAATATTTTATTTACAGGTAATTATCAAACATTCAAACATATTGATGAAAGTTTGCGAGATAAGATGATTGGAATTGTTTATAGCAACGAAGATATTATGTATTCTGCGTATTATAAATATAGAGATATATTAGATCATTTTGGAAGTAATACTAAAGATGACGATATGGTATCTTTGCATATAAGAAGGGGTGACTATTTATCACTTTCAAATTATAACTATAATTTAGAAATGAGTTATTATAAAGATGCTATGAGTATTGCAGATAAAAAGAATATTGTTGTATTTTCAGATGATATTGAATGGTGTATTGAAAACTTTGATAAGTATGTTAATAGAGAGAATATATATAATGTTTATTATGTATCATCTTTAATATTTAAGGAGAATGAATTAAATATTAAAGATGATATTGAATTTATATTAATGTCGATGTTTAAAAATAATATTATTGCAAATTCATATTTCAGTCTATGGGCGTCATTTATAAGTTATTATAAATCAAAAATTGTGATCGCGCCTAAACGCTGGTATTCTTTTGATGGATGTAAAGAGTATGATGAATTATTTCATAAATATATCACGCATATTATATAAACATTTCATATAATCAATAATCAAGATTTATATATAATCAATATTATATATATTACTATGGATACAGATATAAAAGATTTAATAAATGAGAATAAAATATTAAAAAATCAATTGAATTTTTTGATTGATTGCATTACAAATCAAATGAAAAGTTTAGAATTATTATGTGAATGTACTAAGGATGAATTAATACATAAAGAATTTCTTAAACCATATTATAAAAAAAGTTATAAATACAATTTATATATAAATGATATATAATAATTGATATATATAATATTTGATATTGTTATATATAGGCATAATTGCAGATAATGGTATCAATTACAAGTGATTTATATTTTACAAATATACACATATTACCAAGTGCTATTAATGCGAAGGTATGCAAAAATTGGTATGCAAATATAATATGTATTTTAAAAAAAAAGAAGCAAACATTTTACGAATTACAAATATATAATTTAATAATCAATAAATATAGCAGTTATCCTCCAATAGAATATAATGTTAGAAGAAGGTTAGATTTTGGAGACAAAAATTATAATATATTTGATAACAATATATTTGATATTGCTTATGATAATATGATAAAACAAATATTTAATTATCTTAAAAAAGATACTATAGTTTTCTTAAATATTAAAGAGTCGTTAATTTCATATTATACTAAGTATACTGATATATATAAAAAATATAGTAGAATGGAATTATTAGAAATATCAGATTCTGGATATATAGACAAAAATATAGCAAATGAATACAAAGAAATATTATTAAAACATTATAATCATATTATTACATGACATATAATATTAATTCTAATATTATTTCATATATAATATTATAAAAATTTGTTCTTTTTTTTAAAAAATATTATAAAAATTGATTAATATTTTTTAACTATTCTATCAACCAAAGATGCTTACAAACACCGTGCCCAACATTAATATCAACTACAAAACCGCCAAACACTCAATCAAATTAGATATTACGTTTGGTGAAGGAAAAGAAGATGCTGACGGAATCAGCGAAACGGAAAGAAAGAATTTTACTAAGAATTATGATGTTGAAGTGTTTGAGTCAGGAGAAGGAGATGATTATGCAAAAGGGTATCGCGTCGTTGCAAATGAAGGTCCTCTTGTTATTAAACTAGGAAATATTAGTATTCAAAATGAAAATTCAAAATATGATTACGCAATTGGTTTTGCACTCGATAATGAAGCACCTGAGTATTATTTAAATTATTCAACAATTCCTATTAATATTAAACGTGATGGAACGATGTGGACTATTCCTGCGAATAATGGAGAAGGTTATAACTTTGACCAAAACCCTAATGCTAAGTTTCAATGGATTACAAAGAAGGCGCTGGGAGAAGAGTACAAACCTACAGAGGATGAATTGAAACTTGGGATGGAAGAAACTTCACAAAATACGGGGTTGATTTATTTAACATTTATGGTGTTTCGTAAGTTTAAACCAGAACCGGTTACTCGTTCTACTACACGCTGTGGTAGTTCAGCCGCAAGGTTTGGATATGGAAATGAAGCAAGTTCAGCATCTGTTAAATCAGAATTTGAGTATGCTACTGAAACTGAAAAGTATGTACTACCTATTCGTCTTAGGATTTCTGATGAATCAGCAATAAGCAATATTAATTGTTCGCGACATCTGGAAGGGGCAAATCTCAACGCACTCCGTCGCCAGACGATGACTGTGCCTTTCTAAAGTGTAGATAAATAGTAGTTTGTATATCATATTATGCATGTTTATATATTTTTATATTTATAAATAAAATTATAAGATGATATCCTAACAATCAACCTTGACAGTCATTACTGGACTTAAGAATCCGGTTTCTTTATATACAATCCTATAATGGAAATGACGTTCTAACAATTGATTAAATAATTTTTTCACTTTGTATCTATCCGGACAGAATATGCGAACTTCCGCTTTACCATTTTTAACTTTAGATACACCAACATTATTATAATTTTTATATGCTTCATAAGGATCTTCTATAATTTTGTCAGTTTTATTAGCTGCCCAATAAATAATTATAGTTCCATCTTCATAATCATTCATATCTATAGAATATGATAGATTAGCACCTTTTGGTATTTTTTCTTCCGCTATTAAAGTATTTGGTAAATGCGCTAATCCTAAGAATGGCAGAAATGTCTCCTTCTTCATCATAAGAATAACTGCAGCTGCAATTATAAATATTGCAAATATACGAATAAAAATATTGTAATTATTATTAAATAATATATAGAGAGCGCTTATTATTGAATATAATATTATTAAAGTGATCGTTATCATATGTATATATATCTCATTAAAAAATATTTTGTTCATCAGGTTGAATTAAATTATTTTATCTAATATATAAAAAGAATAAAAATATATTATTTTGAAATATAGATTTCATCTGCAATTCCTAGACGAATGCATTCATCAGCATTTAATTCCAAGTCTTTCACTAGAAGTTCTTTCAAATATTTTTTAGTTATATTAGTTCTATCTAAATAAATCTTATTAATATGATCCTGGATTTTAAGACAGTTCTTATAAGTATCGTCAATATAAGCTAGTTTCCCCCAACATCCAGAACGCAATTCATGAATAAGAACGTAAGAGTTACTGCAAATATACCTTTTATCTCCATGAATACTAATAATAGTTCCCGCAGATGATACATTGCTATCAATAACAGTATTTACAGGAAAACTTAAACTTTTAAAGCAATCAATAATAGAAAATGCAGAATAAATACACCCACCATTTGTAGTAATATGTAAATATATTTCTGGTTTTACATTGGAAGACATAGTAATACTTTCCATTTTTAATTTAAGTTCAAGAGATCTTAAATATTTACAAAGAGTAAATGCAGAGGCAGGAGTTATATCTGATGAAAAATATAAATGATTATTAATAATATATATATTTTTATCTTGGTTTTCATTTTCTTCCGATTCTTCATCATCGCATGTATACTTTCTTTTTTTTGAAGTATACATATATTTATGTGCCATAATATAAACTTTTATTATTATTTAATAATATATATATAGTAAAATCTTATATATAGTAAAATATAAACATATTTTATTTATATCTTATAAAGAGAAGTTATGAAAAATTATATATTAATTATATCAGTTCTAACAATTATAATAGTATTTATTGTAATATATCTTAGTGATTATATTAAGAATATATATTTTCACGATAGTGTACTAGATTTTAAAGAGGCACATTCTATTATATCTAATTATCATAAATATTATGAGAATTATGAGAACAGTAATGCAACAAATCAAGAGAGAAGTTTAAACACGGAAACAGAAAATTATAGAAAGAGAGTGAATAATACATACGACACAATTAATGATCCTATAAGTGATGAATATTTACCATATACGACAAATAATTATAAGGATGATTCTTCTGCAATTGCAAATAATAATATTAATGAATATACTATAATTAATATTTATAAGAATATTCTTGATAGACAACCTACAGATTATGAATTAAATAAAAACTTGCAAGATTTTTATGATAATGAATTAAATGAAAATATTTTAAAATTAAGAATATATAATTCTTCTGAATATAAAATAATAACAAATATGCAAAGTAATGATATTAAACCAGAATTAATTGCAAATATTTCAAAAGGTCAATTAAAAGATAATATCAAACAAATGTACATGAATCAGCATAATACAGAATTAGTAAATACAAAACTATTAGATATTTTAATAAAATGCTATATACATTTACAATTTAATGATTATTTATTTAAAGCGATGTTAATGCATGATAAATACACCTTATTTGAAAATAGGTTAAGAGATGAATATATATTATCTGATGAAAAAATATTAGAGATATTTAATAAAAGTTTCATATTATATGAACTGAGATTAATAGCTAATGAATTAAAAAGGCAAGATATAATTAAACGGAAAGCATTATTAATTCCTGTTTCATTACATAGTAATAAGCAGAGTGAATTAAATAGTTCAAATATTAATATAGATAGTGGAAAGTATATTTCTGATATAATTAAAAATAGCGATAATGTTTTTAATATTAATATAATGTTAAATGATAAAAATAATGAGATGAGTACGCCATATTTAAGAGATGAATATGAGGAAGAATCGCAAAACAATAACCTTGATAATTATGAAGAAGACCA